TTGTGTCACAGAAGAGCAGTTTGCTGCCATCAAGAAATTGAAACTCTCAACACCTCATATTCTCCATGCAAGAGATTTGTTCCTCTTTCAATGCTATACCGGACTTGCATACTCTGACCTTGCATCGTTCGATTATACTAACTGCGAGGAGATTGGTGGCAAGATGTTCTATCACGCTAAGAGAACGAAAACAGATACTGATTTCGTATTCCAACTTCTCAAACCTGCCCTGGAGATACTACAGAAGTATGACTTCAAGCTGCCTAGAATGACGAATCAGAAGTATAATGATTATTTAAAGGCGATCGGGCAGATGGTTGGAGTTGACAGACTGCATACCCACATGGGTAGAGCGACTGCGGCAACCTTATTCTTGTCGAAGGGTATGCCTATCAATATCGTGGCAAGGGTGCTTGGACACACTACCTTGCGTCAGACTACTAGATACGCACGTACATTAAATAAGGACGTACAATCTGCTTTCGATGCCCTCGAAGGCAAGATGTAAAACAATAAGGGGAGCCTTCGCAAAGAAGGTTCCCCTTTATCGTATCAGCCAACAAGGCTTTTGTCTCTTTCAGCAATCTTCTCGCTGATGATTTGCTTTAACTCCTTAACCACTCCTTCCTGTACTAGCAACTTTACTTTTGTTTCTGCTAGTTCTTTCAGCAGTTTTTCGTCCGTCTGCTTGTCTGCATCGTAAAACATACTGCCTCTGCCACAAAGTAGCCAATCTGCTGATATGTCTACGTATGTAGTCAGTATTCTGTCTATAAACTCCATTGAAGGCTCCTTTGTGCCGTTAAGATAGTTGTTCGTAGCAGCAGGTTTTGCTCCGATAGCGTCAGCAAACCCTCTGTTAGACAGCCTGTAATGGTCTTTTACCTCGTTGATTCTATCTCTTAATCCTTCCATACTGCTAGTGTTTATAAATGTGTAAATACGTAAATTAACTATAAATAAACGTCTATATCCTTGGATATTTGTCCACAAACATGTATCTTTGCATCCGTAAACGAGAATAAAACTCGTTCAAAACAGATTTATGTTGCAAAGATACAAAAAATAATATGAAAAAGGTAGTAAAAATAGAAAAAATTTTGATTGATAAAGATAAAATTCCTAAAATCATGAAAATTTTTGGTTGTTGCAAGAGTACAGTCCACAATGCTCTAGCTTACCGGAGTAATAGTCGACAGGCTCAGGATATTCGTTCCTGTGCCCTAAATAGATTCGGAGCAGAGCCTGTAAAGGTGCCACAACTAGTGAGTGTGTAAATGTGTGAAATATTTGGCTGTTGAACTTTTAGATTAGTTATTCAGACAAAATGCGTTTTAAATTGGTTATGCGTGAGCATAGAGTTAAACGATTGCTTAAGAAAGGTTCTTTTTCTTATTTGTAAACTATAAATTCACTCTTGTGCGTGAGCATAGGAGTGATACATGGGAATCGAGCTAGCTCACTCGGAGTGAGCGGGGAAACCCGAGCAAAGGCGTTCAACTCGCCTCGAATCCCCAAAATAGTTTTGGATATTGTTATTATAATATTTCTTGAAATCGTTAGGTGTGGAGCGGTATAGACCCAGTGGCAATATAAGTTGTTTGCGTTGAATTCATGCGCCACGAACCAGAAGGAAATGTTGTGGTCGAGCATTCTACCAGCACCTTTCGTTTTATACCTTATTATATATAGCAGTTTCCGGAACAATCCCATTGCCCTTTTTGGACATAAGTTCTTTGACATATTGGAAAAGTGTAAAGTCGAATAGTGTTAAGTCATTATAAGGGAATGCGCGATTATTATTAATTCAGTTGTTATCCAAGAAGGCTCGCGCATCCCCGAGCATCAGTCTTTATGACTGATAGCTAAAGCGGTGAGCATGGCTCTTAAATTCATGGTAGCGCATGATGCCGTTATCCACCGATGGTGTAACCGGTAGCACGCCCGAAACTGTTTTGTGTAAATCCTTAATACATTCTTATCAAATCGGGAAGTTGGGTCCGAATCCTTAAGGTGGACTATTATGTATTTGTTTGTTGTGTATGATTATTCGATGCAGCGGCAGTGACTTCATTGTATAAAGAAAAACTTTTAAATTAAACTTCCTGCTCGTCCGTGAGGATAGGCAGGTTTTTCTTAAACTTCAAAATCAATGGCTTATGATAGATTTATCCGAACCTACTCTCCACAAGTACCGGAGAAAGGTTCTCGAAATATACAGAGAACTCGAAAGAAACCCTTGGGCACCCCTAGGAATCTTCGAGTCAAAGCTGAGGAAAATTAATATCCTCAACTCTAAAATTAAAAATGTGTCCTCAGACATCGGAAAGCCCGAGGGCGAGTATTCAAACTTTACAAATGATAATTACATGCAATATGGGTTTAAAAAGAAAAACTCCTCTCAAGAGGACACCTATAAAGAAGACTCCTTGGGATAAAGCCAAGAAGGAACAGGAAAAGAAGAAGGCGAAAGCCGGACTTAGTAAGCCAGCACTTATTAAGAGTCTCGACAGATGGTTTTCACTCTACATAAGACTTCGTGACGTAAACGATGAAGGCGTGTTTCAATGCCCAACTTGTAGGCGTATCTTACCTTTCTCAAAAGGAGACGCAAGCCATTATTGGGGGCGCATTCACATGGCAACGAGATTTGATCCGGACAACGTGACTATCGAATGCCAATATGATAACAGATTCAACAGCTCTCATCTGATATACTTGGGCAAGTATCTAGAAAAGAAACTTGGTCCAAAGAAGATGGAACTGCTAGAATGGAAACATCGTCAAGCCAAGAATTGGTCTCTGTTCGAGCTACAAGAACTCATAGAGTTCTACAAAAAGGAAGTTGAACAACTAAAAGAGGAGAAACATTATGACGAATGGTCTAAGAATATGTAAGGTTTGTGGCAAAGCTAAGCCGATGACAGATTTTTATGGTAAAATACATACTTGCAAAAGATGTGTTTGCCGTAGGAACAATCAGAAAGTAGTGAGCCGAAATTTGGAGAGACAACCAGACTTACAAGGTGAGGTTTGGATGGATATTGTTGGTTTTGAAGGACTATATAAGGTCAGTAATCTTGGGCGTGTTCGTTCTTGCAGAAGGGGCATAATTATGATTCCTCAGCCACTTAAAGATGGGTATTTGAGGATTCGTTTAAGAAAAGATGGAAAAGACTTTCCTTTCTTAGTTCATCGTCTTGTTGCCATAGCATTCATTTCGAATCCAAACAACTACGAAACGATAAATCACAAAGACTTCAATACTCATAATAATTGTGTAGAAAATTTGGAGTGGTGTACACAGGAGTACAATAATAAATATAGTCGTGACGCTGGTCATTACCATTATTCCGAAAAGGCTAGAGCCGCTGCAAAGCGAAATAGAAAAATCTCTGATGATTTAGCTGTAAAAATCTTCGAGGACTACAAGAAAGGGATAAAACAAGCTAATTTAGCATCAAAGTATGGCGTAACAAGGGCCTTTGTTTGTAGGTTAGTACATGGTAGATGCAGAACCGAGTACACTAATCAATCTTTAGAGAAAGACTTAAAGATGAAGTTTTCTGATGATGAGATAATATCCATGAATGAATCCTTCAAAAATGGCATGTCTTTAAAGAGTATTGCAGAAAGGTTTGGTACTTCAAGCACTTATGTCAGTTCTCTTGTGTTCGGAAGATCCGAACGCTCTAGGAGACTTATTGAAAAGGGTTTAATGACAATACCTAAAGTAGAAAAGTCAATCCCGCAGAAAGTACTTTATAAGGATGAAATACTAAAATTGCATTCAGAAGGTATGAGCCTTCGAAAAATCAGATTAGTCTTAGGAATTAAAGGACACAGTATTGTGGCAGAAGTAATAAAAGAATTTAAAGATAAAAATAATGAGTAAATCAGGTACAAAAATCAATGTAGAATTGGTAACACAAGGGTGTTTCCCAACGAAGTCGTATGAGACGGATGCCGCTTACGACCTTCATTGCAGCAAGGACACGGAAGTAATTCCTAACAAACGCTTTTACGTTCCGCTCGGGTTCAAGATACAACTTCCTTCAAATATGAAGATGCTGATTCAGCCACGTAGTGGTATGTCGGGCAAAGGTATGTTGTTGGAGGTTTATTTCCCTTCATGGCTCCTACATGGCGACTATCTAGGCAAGGTTAGAGCAAACCTTGATGTGATTCTCGGTTTGATTGATTGCGGCTATGGCGAAGAAGTCCATGCTATCGTCAAGTCGGGCAGATGGAGGTTAAAGCATCGCATCATGCGTATGCTCGGTTTCAAGTTTATCATCCCTTATTCCCTACGCATCTGCCAAGGCGCCTTCACTTACGTTCCAGATACAAACTTGGAACTTGGCAAAGTTACCGGCACTCGTAGTGGTTTAGGATCAACAGATAAGAATTAGTTTTTAGCGTTATTTTTCATAAATTTGAATTTATTTTATCCTGCTCGTCCATGAGGATAGGCAGGTTTTTAAAAAACGAAATCATGAAAAAGAATATCAGACAGAATTTCTTCAATCATATCAAGAAGGTACTTGATATTGTTGACAAGATGTGGGATGAGGCAAAGCATTTTCGCTGCATCGTCCTCATGGGTGAAAGAACCATTCCGAAGGCATACGCATTCATGCACGCATCGCCCGAAGACCTCAAAAACCTTATCTTGAACGCCATGCGAAATAGCGACCAGTTCACCTACGCTACAGCAATGGCATTCGAGGAATACGATAAGGAACTGAGAGAAAAAGAAGAAACTTTAAACAAAGATAAAAATGAAGAAAATCCTATTCAAGACACTTAAGCTGCACAATTTCTGTGGCATCCGTGACGGAGTCTTCGATTTTGGAGAAGACTTAACCGTTATCTCGGGAGACAACGGAAGAGGCAAGAGCACTATCGGCAATGCCATCATGTACACATTATTCGGTACTGATACCAACGGCATGCAACTCGACATCAAAACCTTCGATGAGAATCACAATATTATCAAGGAGATAGAGCATTCATCCGAATTGGTTATGTTGGTAGATGGTGATGGAATCTCGTTCAAGCGAGTTCTGACCGACAAGTGGAAAGGTGATAAATGCACCAACACATTCAAGTACTATGTTGATGGAGAATTGACTACCGCCGGAGATTTCAGCAACGTAGTTGACGGAATCTTCCAAGAAGACCCATTTGCGTGGTGCATCTGTCCTAATCTGTTCCTTGGTATGACTTGGCAGAATCAGCGTGCATTCCTTCAGTCGTTGGCAGGTGATATTTCTGCCGAAGACATCACGAAGGGCGAAGAAAAGTATGATTATCTTGTTGAACTCCTCAAACAGAAAGACATTGATGCCATCCTTCACCACCTCAAGAACAAACGTACAGAAGTTCAGAAGGAACTCGATGCGGTCCCTATCAGACTTGCCGAACTCGACAAGACCCTTCCAGCAAAGCAGGATTGGGAGGCCATGGAGAAAGAAAAGGCTGATCTGAAAGAAAAACTGGTGGAGATAGACAACAAGATTCAGCAGATTCGCACCGGTGGAGCAGACAGAGTTCGCCTTGACGGAATCCGCAAGAAAATTGAATTTGCAGAAAAACGCAAACGGATGATGGAGCAGGGCGCAGACAAGGAGTCTACCGATAACATGACCAAGCACCAAAGCGATATTCTCAACGCCAACGCAGCCTTCAATAAGGCAGAATCTACGGTTGATAACCTCAAAGCAGTCATGAGTGGCTATCCTGCCACAGAAGTTCAGATAAACGCTCAGATTGAAGATTGTAAGAAAAAGGTTAGCGACTTAAACAAACGTAGCGATGAGATAGCCAAGCGCACTTGGGAATGGGATGATAAGGAAGGCTTTTGTCCTCATTGCGGTCAAGCTCTCCCTCTCGGTGAGGTTCAGTTCCTCAAACAGCAATCTCAGAGCCTGTTCAACTCTCGCAAGGCAGAGGATATGAAGGAACTCAACAATGAGTTTGCCAAACTCCAAAGCGCATACACCGAACTCAACAAAGAGTTGGATAAACTGAATGATGATCGTCAGACCACCACAAACCAGCTTATCAAGGCTCACCAAGTCCTCAAAGAGGCAGAAAAGCATAAGGCAGATGTTGATGCAGATGTTCCTAGTACCTACGAGGAGATTCTTGCTTCTAAGGAAGAGTATCAGCAGGTAGTGAAAGAGATTGGCGAGTTGCAGGCAGAACCCGACAAACCATCCGATAGCAACGAGGATAACGACAAGTTACTTCAAGCACTCGTTGAAGAGCGAAAGCCGCTTTCTGACAGATACGATGAAGTCCTCGAACTCCTCGCCTCAAAAGCATCTTACGATAATACAATGGCTCATATCGAAGCAGCACAGAAGGATAAAGCCATCTTTCAGGAGCAGCTTGATGATATTGACGATAAACTCAACATCACCAATGAGTTCTATCAGTTGTCTTGCAAGGCTCTCGAAGATAAGGTCAATCAGCACTTCCGTTTCGTAAAATGGAGTCTGTTCCTTCCAAAACTCGATGGTGAGAAGAAACCTTATTGCGAATGTTATCACAATGGTGTTCCTTACAGCCGCCTCAATGGTGCTGCCAAGGTGAATGCCGGAATCGACATCGCGCGCACTATCGGGCAGTTCTATGGTGTATCGGTTCCTGTCGTGCTAGACGAATGCGAAAGTGTTAACCATCCGCTCAGTACAGGCGGTCAGCAAATCCGTCTTGTAGTATCAAAGGATGATAAACTGAAGGTTGAGTATTTCGCTTTGGACACAATGGATTGAAACGCATCATGCAAATCAAGACGAAGTTCGATATAGGTGATGCAGTCTATCTGCTCGATGGGTACAAAATCAGACGTGCAAACATCGTGGGTGTATTCTTTCAGCAGATAGGCGAGGCACCTTGCTCTATTCAGTATAAGTTCGCAGTTTTCCCAACAAGGAAAGAAAGCGAAGTGTTTAAGACAAAAGAAGAATTAATCAAACATATAAGTAAGTAAAAATCATGGCAGAAACAGCAGTAGCAAAAGCACAGCCTTCTCAGAAGGCAGTAGCAGTTAAGAATTTTCAGGCGGTAATGAATAATAGTTATTACCAAAGCCTGTTGCAGAGTTCACTAAAGGAGAACAAAGGTGCTTTCTGTACTTCACTTATGGAAATCTTTTCATCCGATGAAAAGTTGCTCCAGTGCAAACCTAATGATTTGATGGCTGAGGCTCTGAAAGCAGCCTCCCTTCGCTTGCCTCTCAATAAGCAGCTAGGACAGGCATATATCCTTCCGTTCAAGAAAAAAGAAGTAATGACTCCTACGCTCGTTATCGGTACGAAGGGTTATCTCCAGTTGGCTATGCGCACCGGCAAGTACGAGACAATCAACGCTGATGTAGTATACGAAGGTGAGTTCAACCATTACGACAAGGTTACAGGAAAGCTTGACCTTTCGGGTGCTCAGATTTCAAATACTCCAATCGGTTACTTCGCCTACTTCAAGAAGAAGGATGGTCTTACCAAACTTCTCTATATGACACTTGATGAGGTATGCCTCTACGCAAAGCAGTATAGTCCTACCGTTAAGTTCAGCGAAAAGGTTGATGCTGAGAAGCTGAAGGAAATGGCTCTCAAGCAGGCTGCCAACGGAAGTGGCGAAGGCGTAGGATGGTATTCCAACTTCGAAAGTATGGCCATTAAGACTGTTCTCAGAAGACTCCTGTCGAAGTGGGGAGAACTCTCTATCGAATCAAATGACATCACAAACCTTGATGAGGCTCCTTCTGCCATCGTTCAGCGTGATGAGGAGTTCGCCGAGGCAAAGAACGTTATTACGGTCAATGCTGATACAGGCGAAGTAGTGAATGCCGAAGAAGTACATGATGAGCAGCCACAACAGGCTCAAAAGTTTAGTTTGAGTTAAAATAAAAATAAGTTTTATTATGAAAAAGTATATTGGAACAAAGGTTATTATGGCAGAGCCTATGACTATGACAGAAGCACAGAAAGTGCTTGGTAGAGAACTTACACAATCAGCCATTGAGGAAAATGGCTATTTGGTAGAGTATGAGAACGGATATAAGTCTTGGTCTCCTAAGAGTGTGTTTGAGAAAGCCTATCGTGAAGTAGGCTCTGTTAACTTCGGTGGTGCTATTGACTTATTGAAGGCAGGTCTTGCGGTAAGACGCAAGGGATGGAATGGTAAGGGGTTGTTTATCGTGAAGCAGGTTCCTTCACACATTACAGGTGACATCATTCCTAAGATGCAGTCATTGCCACAGATTGCTAAGGACATTCTGATGAAGCGTGAGAATCCTCACATTGACTACACCAATCAGATGCTTATCATCAATCCAGATGGCAGAGCAGATTCTTGGGTTCCTTCCGTATCCGATGTATTTGCGGAAGATTGGGAGGTTGTAAATGAGTAGTTACTTTCCATCATTGTCATTTGAGAGTCGTATTGTAGTAGAAAGTTAAGTATGAAGTTAATAGTCGTAAATAGCAATAGTCTTGGCAGTGCCTACGTACTGGAGGCTAGTAATGGTCAGCAGCTCTGTATAGAGGCAGGTCGTCCGTTGCAGGAAGTAAAGAAAGTTGCAAACCTCAAAACATCAAAATGCGTGGGAGTGATTATAAGTCACTCCCACGGCTGAAAGGCGATCATGCAAAAAATGCCAAAGACTTTCTCAAAGCAGGAATCGATGCTTACTCTACCGAAGAGTTATCCGAGAAATGCAAGGGAGTAAAAGGCATGATTAAAGAACAGACCTATCATCTAGGTGCTTTCAGCATAACTCCGATGAAGGTAGAACACGATGTGCCTTGTTTCTCTTTCCTCATTCATCATCCGGAAATGGGAACCATGATGTTCTTTACCGATTGCTACAATATGGAAAATGTAGTTCAAGGGTGCCGCTACTACTTGGCAGAATGCAACTATGATGATTCTCTTCTCGAAAAAGCCGTAAACGAAGGCAAGACGATAGTCAGCCAAGCCGACCGCATCCGTCTTTCCCACATGAGTCTGGCTCACTCTATCGAGTATCTCAACGAATGCAAGGCAGCCAATACCGCCAAGCGCATCGTCCTCATTCATGGTTCTGCACGCCATCTTAACCCCGATGTTGCCGTAAACAAATTCCAGCAGGTCCTCGGTGTTCCAACCGACTATGCTTGCAAGGGTTTAGTAATCAATCTAATGTAATTATAATAATATGAGTGTATACAATCCTAATGATCCTCGCGACTATCTGAGAATCGTGAAGGAAGTTCAGAAAGCCAAAGAATGTGGGTATAATATCGAACTAAAGAAGTTTCACCCAATTCAGACCGATAAGCAGTCAAGTTATCTTCACTTCATGATTAGCTATCTCGCCCTAAAGTTAGGGCAGACCTTCTACGAAACGCTTCGTGATATTCAGCGCAACGTTTGCAGCTACATCTTCTATACCGATGAGGTAGATAAGACTGGCAACCGCAAATACAAGCCTCTCACTTCCCTCAATACAGCAGAGGCTAGCAGCGTTATCAGAAACGTGATAGATTATGCAAATATCCGCAGTATCATGATTCCGGAACCCGATGATCAGGTAGGCTTGCAGTATTGCAAGCGAGAACTCGAGAACTCGGGCGCCGGTTGGGTATAAATCATCAAAATCATATAGCTTATGAAAACGTTAAAGGAAATCCATTCAGAGGCAAATAAATATTCGGAAAGCGAACCACTTCAAGATGCTTTTGTTGCCGGTGCTAGATGGGCGCTTACGGGTAAGTATTACAAGCCTTCTGAGTTGTTCAATAATCAATCCGAAGTGGAGACGGTAGACTTGGAGGTTGAAGAATCTTCAGCTATCATCCAAACTGAGCCAGCTCCAACATTTGAGGAGTTTTGGGAAGCTTATTCTTATAAAAAAGGTAGAAAAAAGGCAGAAGAAAAGTGGAACAGACTAAAGCTAGCCGATAAATTAGCTTGCATGGCAGCCGTTCCTGCTTACGTGGCATCGACCCGCAAGCCGACCGACCCGATCGTACCTCATGCTAATATACCCTTCCGCATGCATCCACTCACTTATCTGAATGGTGAAAGATGGGAAGACGAAATAGAAACACCTGTAAATTATGAACAACAACGGAATATCAAACGTTCAGAGCGCGCTGCCCGACTCATCGCGAGTGCCTATCATCAAGGATAAGGCAAACTATCAGCGTCCTGCAACCTTAACTGAGGCTATAACTAAGAATAAGGAAACCATGTTGGATATTCAGAAACGTGGTGGACTCAGAGACCTCGTAGGATGGGTAACAGGACGACTGATTGACCTTCTCTATTATCTGGGCGCCTACGATAATGCAACAGATTATCAGATTCAGTTGCTTGCTCAGCGCATCTGTACAAAGTATTTCTACATAACTCCTGCCGAACTTGATTACTTCTTCGTAGCCTTCACCAATGGCGAATACAACAAGCTCATCAACAACGGTAAAACCATCAATCCTCAAGATATTATGAGAGGATTGATAGCTTACGAGGCAGACCTGCTGAAGGAGCGTGGGAGGGTAGAGGACGAGCGCAGAAAAGAAGAAGAGCGTCTGAAAGCGATAGAGAATGCAAAGAAGCCTCATGGCATAGAGGCATGGCGAAACTACTGCAAGTCGAAGGGTTTAGACCCCGATACGCATACATTGCCGTCCGTCAGCCTACATGATGTCAACAAGGAACTGAACATTCAAAATCCTGGAAGAATTACCGACTTAAGATAAACAAACAATAAAAAATGAAAGTTATGAATACAATTCAAACAGATGTTATCATTGTGCTATCTATCCTGTGGTTGGTAGCTATAGCAATCATCGTTGCAGACCGCATCAAATACCGCAAGTACTATTCTAGTAAAGGTAAGATGGTGGTCCTTCGCATTAACAATCCCGATGTACGGGACCGCCTCAACTCTGAGGGCTTATCTCTCTGTCAGTGTGCTTACTATAACACGCACAAGTATCTCTACACCATCGAAGGTGATCGTATCTGTGGTTTTACCGAAGAATGCACCCATCTGATAGAAGATGCCATCAAAAACCATCAAGAGGTAATTGATTGTGATATTGATGTCAGCAAGTTCGTGAACGAGGTCAAGAAGTTACAACAGGAGTATGAAACTAAAGAGAAGGAGTAAGTATGATAGACACAAAGGTTTTAGAAAAGATAGCACAACTTGATGATGCAACAATACTACGACTGTTGCCAGATAATGAAAGGTCCTTCTTTAAATATGGCTTCCAGCGTGGGTATAATCGAGCTTTAAAGGATTTGTGGCATCCTGCTAGTGAAGTTCCACGTAATGACAACGGAAAGGTTCTTGCGTTCTCAAGAAAAGTCGGTTTTAGAAAGCTCTACGATATGAACGATGAACTTGATAAAACCACTTGCGATACATATCAAGAAATGTGGGAAGAGGAAGTCAAGACGTTCCATTTGTCTGATTGGATATTCATAGATGAGTTGTTTGATTTAATTATCAGGAGGTGAGTAATGAAAACATTTGTATTTGATATAATGCTCGACGGAAGATTTGTCTGCACATTAAAGTATAAATATTGTGCGCTCTTCCCGATAGATTTTGAAGATTTAACAAAGTTCATCCTCAAAAAGAGACCTACTTTGAGAGGAAAGGACTATAGAATAGCGTTTTAAATGAATAATAATATAAAAGTATTTAAGCTACTTCTTGTAAGTATTACTTATTTATTGATAGGAGTGTTAGAAGTGTACAGCTATTTTCTGTTTAAGGAAGATGTTATTGGCATACTTGCATTCTTTACTATTTGTGGTTTTATAGTAACTTTTATGTTAGAACTAGATAGTAAATAAAAAGTAAAGCGTATGGAGCAAGAATATATCAAATGTGATATTGTTATGTATAACAACAAAATACATACAATTATGGATACGATTGGATTAAATAATTATGAGTTATCTTGTGTAAACCATCAGGTACACCAATTAGAATTATCTGGAGTTCCCATTACTACAGAGATTCTAGAAAAGAATGGATGGAGAAAAGAACAAGAGAATGACTTTAATGATAGCTATCATATATTTTTAGAAAACGAATATGAGAAATATTCTGCTTTTAAAGTTGTACATAATCATGTAGTATGGTTGAGAGACGTAAGAAGTGTTTCCGATTTACAACACCTTCTTTTCGGTCTAGGTATTAATCACGAAATGGAGGTGTAGGTATGAGTGTAGCAACACAAGTAAATCACCATTGCCCTTTCTACGGAAGAAAATGTTACCAATGCGGTTATTGGAATCGTAGAGGAAATGAATGTGAGATAATAACTCATCAAGACAGAAAAATTGGTTATTAACGCCTTCGGGCATAATTTTAAAGATATGACAAAAGAAGAATTAAAAGTAAAGGTTGCCAAGCAACTAAGCATTATCGATGATGCTAACAATGAGATTTGTTCTTACGTAAATGATTACATCGAAAGTCTACCATACAAAGTTGGAGACAAAGTTAGCTGCTCCAGATGTGATGTTTGTTGGATTGCAAGCATTATTCCAATGCGAGGTTATAATGGCGAGATTGAGATAAGAATCAACCCTGCTAAGAAAGATGGCACTCGCTCCAATAGAGAGTTTGTGTTATTGAGTATGGAAGTTGATAGTATCACGAAAATTAAATAAGATAGTAATATGGAACAAATTTCATTAGAAGACAAAGTTAGTAATACTTTGAAATGGCTCGCAAATCAAATTGCGTGTATCCAAGTATATAAAAAGTGGAACGAGCAGCAGATAAAGGTTAGTGATGTACTAAAGGCTATCACCGATTACAAACCTATATTCGGGCACCGTACCACCATCAAGAACCAAACTATTTGGATGGCATTCATGAAATAAGTAACCCACAATCCCCACCCAGCTATCACAGCCGAGTGGGGATTTCTTTTTGCAATGAAACAATCTACTTAAAACCTAATTAATACAACTAACAAAAATAAAAAAGTAAAATCTATACCAATCTGTCTATATATTCATCTAAATCTTTTTCGTACCAAACTAGCTCGGTCCATCCTTTCCGCTTTTTACCCTTTGGCAGCCTGCCTTCTTTCACAAGGCGGTCAAAGGTAGCCCTGGAAACATGAACGTATCCGCATGCCTCAGCCTTGCTGATAGGCTCGTCTTTGTTAGCGATGCGGTGCAGAAAATCTAACATGAAAGCATTTTGCTGTTTGTTAGTTAAGCATCTTCCGCTCTGAATCCGCTCATGAAATTCCATCAGGAGCGAATCAATCATCTGCAGTTCTTCGCTAATCTTCGCCATAAGCTAGCACTTTTTGTTTCTGTACCAGAGAGTAAACCCAATCGCGCAAACCGCCAGTATGAACAGAAAGGTGATATAGCATCTGCCCAGCGACATCAGCCTTTGCTCGTTCTTCGTCAGTTTTCGCTCTATAGGATAAGGCACGGCGACAGAATCCCTCTTGATTATCGTGTCCGTCTTCACCTTATATATATTATGATACCGGTCCCGATAAACCACCTTATTATGGAAAACCGTATCACCTTTCTGAAAAACATATACCGAATCCTTCATGTAGATACTATCCAACTTAGCAAAAGTATCAGTTCTGCATACGTATTCAGTTCTAACAGAAGGAACCTTGATATACTCCTTCGTCTTGCATCCAGTAAACGCCAATAGGATAATTCCAATCACCAAGCCGATGCAATCCCATTTCCAAAACCTTATGTCATACCATTTCATAAGCTATATCTCTTTGTATTCAACTTTAGCGTCAAAGCAAGGGCACTCCTTGATTCTCTCCCAAGCATCCACCACGCCATTATGATTCTTGTCGGGCGAAATATCCCTGTGCCCTAAGATTTCAGCATCCGGATATTTCTTCTTTAGCTGAGTGAGCAGAGTGATAAGCGATTTCTTCTGCTCCTCAGTTCTGTTGTCTACCGCCTTCCCCTTCTTGTTGATGCCGCCAACGTAAGCCACATTGATAGCCGTAGCATTATATCCCTTAACGCCGTTGCTAACCATTTCTACCGGCAGCATCTGGTGAATCCCGCCATCAGCAGTAATAACGTAATGATACCCTGGGTTATTCCAGCCTTTGCGCTTAAACTCATCCCAAAGTTCCTTCACGCCCCATTTCTGAGAAGAGGCACTGCAATGAACAAAAATTCTCTTAATCAGTCTCATTTCTTCTCCTCCTTTCCTTGCTCCTTCATAATCTCAGCAAAAGCTCTGGCCAAGTCTTCTTTGTTCTCCAGAAGAATGCTTACCGTCTTCTCCTGCTTCCGTATCTCAGCCTTCTGCCAGCTCTTTTCCCTTACGCTTACAAATTCACAGAACACGCAATATCCTGCCCATATCATAGAGAAAACAGGGAAGGGGAGAACTGTACAGGCTATCAGGTCTATGCAGACCGTCACCATGAAGGGAGAGAAGTATTTCCTCGCCTTGTCGCAAGTCTTCTTGAATCCCGTACTTGTCGTAGCCAGTCCGTTCTCTTTCGCTTTCTTGATGCCGAAGAACAGGTCCACGCCCATAGAAATGATAAGAGCACCCATGCAGATGGCAATAACCAATGCCGATCTGTACAGGTGCTCTTGTAAAAATGTATGTACTATCTCTGCCATATATCATTATTTTTGATTAATGGATACAAAGATAAAAGGCTTTTCAATAGCTTTTGCCGTGTTCCAACTTAGCTATTCATATACCACCAGATTTTATCTGTAGGGTGGTTTGTCGATTCGTCACAGAGAAAACTGATAGCCAGTTCCGAGATCCTTTTTCTAGTGGTATCTTTGTTATTCGACCATTTGCCCACCACGTCTATATGGTCAGCATACATCTTATTCATCGTTACCGCAAAATCCCAGAAGTTGTAGTCCGGTATGTTCCAAGATAGCCGGTCATAATCGTCCTTCAACTCATCAAACCCGAAGTAAGGCGCATACTTCTTGTGAACATCATCATCAAAATAATAGATGTTGGCGATACAGGCTCTGCCCAGTTGCTCGTCAAAGTGATGCTTCCTTTCCATCCAGTAAAGAAGATTCCTCTGCACAATCCTCTCTTCTTCCTCTGTAAACCCACACTCATCGTTTCTTAGCATCCCAAAGGCAGATTCTGCTATTCGATAGAGCGATTTTGATAAATCCATAAGCGTAAAGCATTAAAGTGAATATGATAAACACATGGTGCATCTCCAGCTGCTCGGGAGTGATGAGCCAGTGCTGATAATACAATCTGATAGCGTTGATACCAAAGAAATAAAAGAACGGAATGCGATAAATCCAGCAGTATCTGAAAAAGAAACTAACCGGAATCATGGATAAAGGCATATAGATATACGCCAGTATGTAAATCCAGATGATGCAGTTGCCGCTATAGTTGGTATCTATTATGGTAGGTCTAGGGATAATGCCCATAGTCCCATACGCCGTACCAATGACCTAACATCAATGGTATGGGTGCCCACTTTGCTAGAAGTTCATAGAACCTCCAAATCTTCCTACTCAATAAGCCTTCCATTACTAAGGCTTCCTCCTCTTTCGAGAGAGGTGATTCCTGTTTTATTCTCATTTTGTTATGATTTTATGGCTTAATCTTACCTTTTGTTAACTGTTTCTGAGATTTGCATCTCATTTTGTTGCAAAGTTAAACTTTTTCTTTCGTAACACCATGAAAACCAACATAATATTAAACTTATTTAAATCTTTATGTGCTTATTTGGTCATATTCTAAATAATATGTATATTTGCAACATCTTAATGTAGCATTTATATGGCAAGAGCAAATTACGAATTGATTGACAGACAGAGGGATGATCTGATGAAGGCGTATCGGGAGATAGCTCCTAATTGCCATTCCCAACAGGAGGCTTGGGAAAAGGTGGTCCATTCTCCTGCTCCCAGATACTATGTTTCTCCCAAAAGAGCTTGGGATATACTCCGCAGAATGGCAGTCGGTGATTTCTCAAAGGTGGATAGCATGAAGCCGATTCGGCAGAAGTTATACTATACTCTCTTCAATAGGATGAACGAAATGACGCAGCGCAAGGAGTTCGTAGGCAAATCTTTATGGTTTATCTGCCAGTTCCTTGTTTCTGAGCCTGCCCCCGAGTTTTTTATCCAGCCAAGTAATCTCAAATTCATTTTCGCTTACTATAAGAAATATGGGAAAAATTACAGAGAAATGGACCTTCGTAAGAAGAAACTTTCGAACAAAGCTGGTGCTTAGCATCATCTGCATCGTTCTGTGTACTTGGCACGTCGGTTTCTATTCCGGTTGCCCTTGGCTGAATCATATCCTGTATAGCTTCTTCCACGCCAACGGCTTTCATCTTGCCGTAAACCTGCTGGTGCTTTGGCAGATAAAGAACTATATGAAACCAGTCACTTCTCTGGCTGTTGCCTCTGTCGCTAGTCTGCTGCCCATGTATGTTAGTCAGCCTACAATGGGGCTTTCCGGTTTCCTGTTCGCATCCTTTGGTTTGATGTGGGGTAAGACAGGACGATGGAAAGAGGCATTAAAGAAAGCGATGCCGTTCATCCTGTTCACAATGATACTGAGTAATGTGAACGGACTTCTCCATCTTTACTGCTTCGTATTAGGCTACATCGTAGCGTATTGCATAAATAATATCAAAAACAGATAACACACATATAAAGAGAATCATGTTTTAAAAAATGTAATTTTAGATAATTTTAAAGGCGACCACTCGTGATGAGCAGCCGCCTTTTTCATGTTATCATAAATTAGCGCGTATGAAAGAATTATCTCATTTTGTCTTCTCGTCTGCTTTGTACCTCTACTATACTTCCAGCAAAGGCATCAGCAGCCTTGAAGTTCTGCAGCGTGTACTTGAAAGTAAAATATTTCCAAGGCTTGCCGCCGACGCTTGGCAGCTTGCACCAGTGCTTGCAGTCGTTGCTTCCGTATATCTCCAGCCCAATCGTACCTTCGTCCGAATCAAACAGATGCTTCACCGCTCTCAGCGATTTCAACGTCATGCTGCCGCCCAGTTTCAAAGGTCTGGTAGTAAATGATCCGCTATAGCTTTCCGTATCTTCGTTGATGTCTGGCTTTCCTGTCAACGTGTAGATAGACATGGCAATATCCTGCACAACGTTGTCCGGATAGTCGTTTGCTATTTTGTCAATAGGCGCATCTGCTACAGACATGCCGAATGTTCCGTCTACCATATTATATATATAGTATATCTTCTCATTCTCATCAAAGTCCTGTTCTCCCGATTCATTCTCAAACCAACCTTTACTCTTTTTGTATATTCTCAGCAGCGAATCTCTATAGTCATAAGCTATAATGCAATTCTTCAAGAAATCCAAGAAACTTTCTGTCTGTAGCTTCTTAAAGTTCTTTGGAATCTTCCCGCTCATTGACGTGCTTACGCATTTTGCGGTACCACCAGATATAGCCATAAGTCCTTTGTCAGATGTAAAGTATACAAGCCTGTCTGTTGGCGTAATACTATCCGGATTGTTACATACTTCTCTTGAAATAGGATGAACGCTTCCATAAAGACCTTCTGATGTTACGCTCATTGCGTATATTCCTTCATCAGTAAACACTAAAAGAGGATATTGACCGAACTGTCCCTGGCTCACTGCTTCCGTGTTGGCAACTATTCCTATTATCTTTCCTGTACCTATCGTATTATCGCCCGATGCCTCGAAAACAAATGGATTGTTTACGACAGAAGTAAATATCTGTGAGTTTAAAACCTCAGGAACATTCATGTTTTTTATCTTTTCCAGAAGCTCTTCTTCTGTTATAGTTTCAAAAGTTGCATCGCCGTCTTTTGAAGGAAGGTTGGTAAAAGAATAAGCTCCGTTCAGAAAAGGGTGTTCTGTTAGAGGTATGTTCAGATACTTGCCAGATCCGTACAATATGATTTCTTTTGCATTAGGATCCGGATAATAAAACCAGCCACGCAAGAAAGAGTCACTTATGCCTATTACTCTCATAGTCCAGGTATCAACCCAATTTGATACAATATGCGTATACATTATATAATTATTATCGCTTGCTAAACCTTCTCTTCCGACGAGCTTTTTGAAACCGGCAAAAGGGTAGCGCTCTACATCATAAAGGTGTAGGCGGTTATTGTAAGTATAAATCTTTTTTGAGGTAAGCTTTGCCCAGCTATAGTAATCGTCTACTTTCAGTTGGCTTTGTGTAGACAGGTTGCTTACTACTCCGTCTGCGATGAATGTCGGTTGCCCGTAATGTGTTCCGTTCACAGAGTAAAGCCATTCTCCTCCTTCTCCTAACCCCTTCGTATTGATTCCGACAGAGAATAATTTATAGAATTGCGTCTTACCTTTCAGCTCTTCTATTATATCTTGGTCCGTTTTGTACGTAGGCTGTATCTCGCTATGAGGAATAATTTTCGAAGGGCGGTCATAATTAAATACATCTTCTTTGTATGATGAAAATCCATAGTTGGCAAATGGCTTTCTATGGGTGTCGTTAGGAGATAAAAAACGCCAGCCTTTACTGATTTCGAATGGAATAACCTGTTCTGTAGCAAAAACAACAATCTCCTTTATGATGTCTTTCCAATCTTCGCTTATCGAACCGAATTTAAATTTAAGCTCACTATATTCAATAAAGTAGAAAATACTTTCTGTACCTGTCATTTGATTTAAATCTGTATAGTATTTGTCCTCAAATGTTGCTGCACTAAATCGGCAATTTCTGTTTACAGTAGGATAGCAGATGATAGGGGCTGTTATTTTCGTATAACTTCCATCATATAGCTTGAATGCACACCTGATAAAAAAAGGAAATGCAAACATATTCTTGCTTTTTACCCAATTAATCGCCTGCATCACATGACCATGTACGGTTTCCTGAAACTCATTGTAATATTTTGCACCATTAGTTCCATCTGACTTAATCCAAAAATAATGGAATTGACCTGTTTGGATCATGCCACTAGGTTCTGTTCCTCCTTGTTTTATAAATGCTCCGTTCGCATCATAATACATCGTCTGGTTTTCCGTATGGTCAACGCAGTTGTTTACATTCATGAGTGTTCTATCGTATTCGTCTGGTCGAAACGTACCTGAATAACTCGGTTTCTCGAAAGAAAACTGATATGTTAGTTCAGGAAAATCTTTCAGAAACTTGTAGGTCTTAGACTTGTATACAAAATAGTACAATCCGCCACTTGTAGTAACAACCACCGTATTACCTACGCTATTTACATCATAGATTTCAACATCTATTTCGAATGCTTGCCATGGCCCAGACTCGATAGTTCCATCCTCTTTACTTTTAGCAAAGATAATTTCATCTTTTTCGTCTTCATTGTATTTGCTTTTTTCGTTGAGCATGACGTATGTTCTGTAATCAGCGCCTTTGTGAATATATAATATAGGTCTGCCGTTTGTTACATATTTTGGTTTCTGCACCGCCTTCATTTCCCCATCCTTAAAGATAAATCCGTCACTCTCCAGCAGTTCAGAATCATCTGAAAGCAAGTCGCTAGGCACATTCGTCATGCCCTTGCTAAAACTCAAAGTTTGTCTTTCTAAGTTTCTTTCCATAATAATTCAATATTTAACATTGACTTAAATTTTCGCCGCCGTATGAACACCATCGCCGCCACGGCTTCTTCTTTCCGCTTTCTTCCAGCTAGGCTTCTCCATGTCCGTAAGACTCACAAAGAGACCGATGCCGGTACTCATTACCACATCATCATGGTTTCCGTTACCAACGATGTTACCCAAGCTGCCATCATCATGTCGCTCATATATACGCAACTCATGATACATTTCCTTATCCGGCTCCTCATACAGGTTATCATCAATAAACTCTTCCAAGTTATCAATCACCTGTTGCTTCGTCAGCTTGTTGGTCTGGAAACCGTACTTCGCCAGCACGTTATCTTCCACATTCTCCGAACTGCTCGTTCTCTGATACAGATTATCGTAGTAGTCGGCAATCTCCTGCAGAATAGTCAGAAAGTGATCACCCTCCGTGTTATTGTTCTTCTCTCGGTCGGCAGTATTACTCTCTATCACAAGAAGCGCATCATCATAATAATGGGCTAGGGCAGCAGCCATCCATGCCAGCTTATCATGTCTTACATGTCCTCTGTATCTAGCTACTACCTTTGGCTTGCCCTTCACCGTAGGAATCATACCGAATCGGTCTATCACGGTCATAACGGTATAGTCCGATGTCGTACTCTTACCGCCAATATCCACGCTCACCAAGTATCTGTTCTCCACTTGCAGGCAGTTTGGCACAGCCCAAATCTTCAAGTCTCCCTCGCCATCGTCTCTCAGCTTCACCTTCGAGTTCGGAATGGTGTTATCATCCTTCACGCTGATGTTCACCACGATGTCGGCAGTAAACTTAGGGTCTTGCTTATACATAGCCTGCATGTCGTCTATAGAATAAGGATTGAATACCAGTCTACCAGAGTTTCTGAACGCATCTTCCTCATCAATAGGAGCCTCGGTAGCACATGCCGCATGGGTGGTAAACTTGTTTCTGTAGTTTCTGTACCATTCTATCGCCTCAAAGCAAGCACCCTTCTGCCACATTCGCCAGAAGAACTTGCCGGTCTCACGATAACCCTTCGGACAGGTGCTTCGGTCTCTGTTCTGCAAAAGCCACTTGGCAAATGCTCTTCTGTTCTCTACAGGAGTCATATCCTTTTCGATGAAGAAACAAGGAATAAAGAGGAACGAATAAGCATCATTATTCTTTGGGTCCATGGCCAACTGGCACTTGTCGTAGAAGAAACCAGAGTTACCTCTACCGGTACTCTCGAATATCTCCACGTTGTCTTCCAATGGGTCGATACCACCGGATATAGAAGAAATTACGCCCTCAGGATCATGCTCTGGTGTCTTCTTCCAATAGGCTACCTCCGAATAGTGGGCGCAGTGGAAGTTGCTACCACGCACAGAATCGAAGTTCTCGAAGGATGCTACCGTCAGCGTACTTCGTCTGATTGCCTTCACACCATCCGTTACCTGAAAATCGTCGGGAGAATTTTCGTATGGTGAGAACTGAAGTTTTGCGCCCTGATGTCCTACGGTCCACCCCGGCTGCCGCTCCAAAGCCTTTCGGTACATCGCCTTAATCTTCTTGGCGGTATTCTTCTGCTGGGCAAGCACAATAGCATTCCAACCATCGCGTCTATAGTCCTGAATCCATTTGATGTAAAGCTGTGATAGGGTAGAGCCGCCCCACTGACGTGCTTTCAGAATAACCACGAACACCGGTTTGTGGGCATTCCGTAGGTCTTCCATAATCTTCAGTAGCTTTCTTTGAGGATAGTTCAGCTTGAAAGGAATCATCTTACCGGTCTTCTTATCCTCAATCTTATCGGTCACGTATAGGGCAAACTCGGGGTCTTCCATGAACCTCACTCTGCAGATGGCAAAGGTAAGCATCTGGAAATGCTGGGCATCATCCTTCTGGTGTAGCACATAGTTGATGTAGTCTTTCAGGCTGCCCATCTTTCTCAGACCTCTGAACAGAACAGATTTGGCAGTCTTCTTAGGAACCCACATCTTAGGAATGAAGAAATCGGATAGTTCTATCTTCACACGATGCTCAAAGTTATAGCAACCTTCGCCCGTCATAGGGTCGTAGGTGCCATAAATCTCATCGTATCGCTTCTGATTTTCCGCTACGAGATTATCTATTTCCTGTTCAGTTACTAGAGCCATCCGTCAAATCGTTTAGTTCTTCGAAATCTGCATCCTGTATCTCGGGTGCTTTGCTTATGTCCAGTACGTCTGCCTCGTCTTCATCTTCTACGGTTGTCATACCGAGTGCCATAAGCTGCTTGAAGTCTGCATCTATTCCGTGGGTAACGCTTACTTCTGTCTGCTTTGGTATCATGTGCTTGGTAAGGTCTTTGTAGATGGTGACGTATGTCTTAGGATCATACTCTGCCAGTTGGTTCATACAATCCTCAAACTGCTCTTGGCTCCTCGCCAGCCAGTCACGTATATATTCCTTTTGGGCACTCTTTCTTGCAGGGAGAAGTTTCTTTACCTTTTCCTTCTTCTCTTTCTGTATCTCCCTTACAGATTTAAATTCATCCATTTCAAAATCTTCCATACGATCGCTTTTTTATTATCCGAAGGGTTTCAGAGTATGAATCATTCTGCCAGGCTTGGTAGAGTTGGCGCAGTCTATGATGTCTATCTCCAGTTCGACTAGCTGGTCAGACTGGTCTATCGTCAGAGGGTCCTTGCTCGTCAACGTGCGCATAAAGTATTCGTATAGCGCACCGGTCACGATATAGTCGTGTATCAGCTTGACGAGTGCATCATATTTGGTATCATCCCAGTAGTCGGGAAATTTCAGCCATATCTCCTTTTCATCCCATTCTCTCAGGGCATTATCTCTTATCCTTCCTTCTGGTTTCATTATATAGGCAGACAGATTCGCTTCCACCTTATTAATATACTTGTCAAACCATCGGTAGAAGAGCGGACGTTCCTGATCGTTCTCGCTTGTCGGAATGTCTTCACCTTGCGCATCCTTCATGTTCCGTCTTGATCTTCCTACCATGTTGGTATTTGCATCTATATCATACCAGAGCTGGGTGGCATAGATAAAGATGTGTTTATCCCAATAGCCGTGCCCTGCTCTTCGTGGCTTCGGCCAGAAATGATTTGGCTCTGGCTTCCATCCTCTCTCTCGGATAAAATGTGTTGGGTGTAATTTATTAAACTCCATCTTATACCTCCTTTGCTACGGTTGCTTCTACTTCTACTTCCAGTTTATCGCTGTGTCTAGAGAATAGAGTGATGGTTGCTACACCTGTATTGATAGGCTTCAGCCAGAAAGCATGTGGCTCTTGACTTCTGTGTACTTCCAGTATACTAGTGTCGCTGCTTCTTGCCTCAATATCATCAATGGCTCCATCGTCAATAGAGTAGGATAGGGTAACTTCCATATCGTCAATGCGTATGGTTACGGCTCCGTCCTCTTCGCTTCCGTCCACCTTGGCTGTCAGATGTTGGGTGTATGGAATAGTAGGAACTGCCGGACCGCTCAGAACGAAACATCTTCTGATGCTCTGCTCGTCAATGGCGAGTAATGCTTGGTAAATCTCAGCCTGTTTCAGATTCGTGGTTCTCGTCCACCATTGGAAGGTCATGTAGTCTTCCACATACTTTGCCACCAGTCGGGCAAGTGTATCGGTCAGCGTTCCGTTGCATCTTCGTGAAGCGTTGATGATAAACTCTACCACATCATCCGTCTTGTTGTCGTAATAGATGATGTTGTCTCCTATGGTCTGTGCGTTCGGCACAAGATACTCGGCAAGAATCGTCTTCACAATCTCCAGCGAAGTATCGAAGTCATGCGTCAGCACTCTTTCGTGTACTTGGTCGTCGCCAGCAGCCTCGTTAAAGCCTACTTTTGCAGCATTGTTGTCTGCCGCAGTATCTATCTTTGCTTTCAGGTAGGTTGTTGTCTTTACCGCTTCAATCACTACCGATTTGATGATTTGAAATTTTATGATCATATCTTTTCCTTTTTAGTCAATGATTACTTCTCCTGTCATATCTGCCAGACTCATGTTGCTGCTTGCCGGTGGAGTCTTATGATAAATCAGCTTAATGGCAGCTGCTATATGATTAACCATGTCCTCCGCATACTTCTTGGCTAGGTCTGGTTCTGTCATTCCCAACACTGCATTCGATACATAGGCTATCACATACCCGATGAAGTTGCCTTCAAATGGAACGGTAATGCCGTTTTCTCCGTCTGCCCATCTGCTGTTCTCAAACTTAATCACCATCGCGTCTCCGTTCTTGTAATAGGTTACTTGTGGTGCCAGCTCTGCTACAAATGTTTCTGCCGCAGCGTTGATATACTGCTTCATGATACCTTTCTCTTCCGAAGATAGGGTGGTCTTGGCAAACATCGTATCGCCGTTCTTATCTTTCAGGCGTTTTCCGATGAGAGCGAAGTGTTTGCTCACCTCACTCATCACCTTCTCCATTTCTATCGTTATCTGTACTTCCATACCTTATGCTGCTCTGTTATATCCTAATGCACTCTGTGCCTGTGCTACCGCATTCTGGTCTGCACCCTGCACAATTCCGTTCTCTACCTGACCGCCGCCTTGCTGCATAGCCATTGCCTGTTGCTGCTGATACATCTGTTCAAGCTGAGCCTGCTGCTCCTGTACGCTGGCAAGCAACTTGTCTGCAAATGGTGCGTTGAGGTTCTGCAGATACTGGATGATGTTGATGCCGCCTATTTCAAGAAGCTTGTCAAGCGTATCGTTCTGCATCGTGTTGAAGGCTGCTGTAGCTGCTGCATTCTTGATGCTGATCTTGAAGTGAATATCTCTTGCCGAAAGGCGGTCGTACTTGTAAACCGCATTGAAGTTCCGGTCGTAAACCCTTCTTCCGTCTTCGTAGTACTGCTGGATAGTCATGCACTTCTTGGTTGCCAGCTTCTCCGTAAACACGTCCATGTCGGCAAGAATGGTATACAGAGACGTGGTTGCATTCTGGCTTTCCTGTGCATATCTGGCTGCCGATGTTCCTGCCGATGGAGTCTTACCCTGCAAAGCACCGCTCACGTTGGTAACCTCTCTAATCAGGTTCAGCTCTATCTGCAAGAGTTCATTCGTACCGATGTTCACGGCATTCGATGTAATAATCTCTGGCTTCGCATTCGGTGTTTTCACCGATGGCTTGTAGAATATCCATCCGTCATACTCTATCGCCTCTTCCATAAACTGCTCTGGTGTTCTGCCGTTAAGCACATTCGTAGGAATCATCTTGAATCCCTTGAAACTGCTTCTAATGGCCATGTCGTTCATCACAATCAGTCGGTTGATGTATCGCTGTTGGTCTATGATGTTGGCAAGGAACGGATGAATCTCTCCGTTGATATACGGATAGAGCTTCATAGTGAAAGGATGGCTCTTGTAGTCGTATGGAGTTTCGCCCTGACAGAGGATAGTTCCGTCTGGCGCCATGTAGGTATAATACCAGTATTTATCAGCTATCTCTTCACTTGTAATGTAGGCTCTATCTTCCTCCGCTATACCCATTTCGTCATACTGCTGCTTGCGCTTCATGTTATCGTTGCGTAGCTTCTGTATCATCGCAGTATCATCCAAATCTATGCGGAAGTAAGCACCGGTTCCTGTAGTAGCAATCGGGTCAAAGCATTGCAGTCTTGGCTTGGTTTCCGTGGTCCACACCTCAATCACTCTGGAGTAATGTCTTCCCTTGTTGCTATGGTCGAAACAGAGATTCTCTAACGCCTTCTCTTCGTTAAACTCATAGCCGTAGCTGTTATCGTCCGAAGGATAAATATCAAAGATGGCATTCAGATCATCTTCTGTAAGCCCATATTCCTGTTTAGCAAACTTCTGATACAAATCTTCTCGGCTCACGTCATGCAGTACACCGATAAGACTCACGTCGTTGTGCCGTGGGTCGCTGCCACATTCAAAAAACATGTGGTCGGGTTCCATTGCGTCCGTCCAAGAGTCGGGCATTTCTAGTTCCTTTGCCTCCCAACTCTCTCTGACAAACATCTGACCGCCCATAAGATAGTCCTTAATAGCATGGTTCAGCACATCTTGCATGTACGTTGTCTGCCAGTTGCATTGCATCGTGGCACTCATCATGTCGCTCAGTTGTCGGGAGTCGCTGTCTCTTGCAAAGCATACCGGTTCCGTTCCCTGCTTGGCATAAAGACCGGCAATAGACTCCAGTATGCTCACCATGATGTTGTTGCTCATAGGTGTCTGGTTGCGCTTCTCCATATAGGTGCGCTCCGTCATTTCCTCCCAGTAACCATGATGGTATACTCTGATGGTGTCGCTCCACTGGTCACCCATGCAGTAGCGCATCGTTCTCGCCCTCGTTTCTCGCACACCGCTCAGGTTATTCCAAGCATTTCTGCATCGGCTGAGTAACTCCTCATCCTTGCCGTGTTCTTGTCTTCGCTTGCGAGCCTTAACCGAGTCATACTTGTTATGTTGAGGCATCACTTTGCTAAGTGTCAGTATTCTTGCCTTTACCATTTTCTTATACATTATTAATTATAGGCGCAAAAATAGGCAAAAACATGGCTTTCTTTGCCGTGCTCCAACCAACCACCAAGCGCAAGGTTGGAACACGGCAAAACTTCTTCAAATTATTTGCATTTTTGCCGAAAAGTTTCAAACAGTATAGAGATATGACAAAAGAAGAATTAGCACAGATGAATGAGGAAGGTGGCGCTCAACAGGCTCCACCTGCTGAGGCTGCTACAGATGAAACGTCTGTAGACGAGCGTCCTAATCGTACAGCTTTCTCCAAGCGTTTCTCCAGTCGCCATTCCGACATCGACTTCGAAGATAAGGAAGCTCGTTATGCGGCAATGAATGATGATGCTGATTTGCTCGGACAATACGAACAGAGCGGTAAGGCATTATCTAAAGTATTCGATAAGCACAAGTGGCTCGCTGCTCTGGCGATGGATATGGAGAAAAATCCGGACGACAATCCGTTTGATGCGATGGCTCGCTTGGGTATTGACGTGAAGACCTTGCTTGATGATCCCGAAGGCGGCAAGAAACTCGCTGAGATTCTCGCCAAGCACAACGAGGACGTGGCTGAACAGAACGAGGCTACCGAGAAGGTTACTGCCAACATGCGCAAATCGCTTGAACGCCTGATGAAGCTCTATCCCGATGATGCACAGGATATGTGGTCCCAGATTTACGAGATTCACGACAAGGTAGAGAGTGGTGATATTTCAGATGATATTTGGAAGATGCTCCACAACGCCAACAACTACGATTCCGACATCACTTCGGCGCGCGACGAGGCGGCTATGCAAGCCCGAAACGAGAAGATTCAGAATAAGGTTCGCTCTTCCGCAAACGAGGGTATTCCTCCTTCACTTTCTAGTTCGGGTGCAGGAAATGCGCCAGCTAAGAAGAAAACTAAGAAGAGAGCATCCAGCTTCTTTGATGATATAGGTTAACACAAGATTATTAATCCATAAATATATGTATAAAATGAAGAAAATTTCAAATTATTTTTCTGATCGTCAGTTCATCTTTAAGATGATTCTGATGCTTCTTGCAGTTGCTACAGGCGGTGGCGCAATGGCTGTTGGTGATGATGTTGAACCTGACTTGAACGAGCCGGGTTCTAAGCCTGCAACAACCGAAGAGACAGCTGCCAATGAGCAGGTAGATAAGGATAAGAACGACATGCTTGCCCCTGGTGGTAAAACTGCTGGTCAGTCTTTGACTGGTACGCAGGCTTCTGCTACACAGATGGACCGAGGCGGTCTTGAAGAGGAAGACTGGGACACGGGTGAGACCAAGTTCCGCCCATATCATACGCCTCTCCTTTCTATCGTCAAAAAGTTTACCACAACTGTTCCTTGTACTGGCTACAAGAAGAAGCACGCACGCTATGGTGGTGAGACCTTGGACGGTGAGGTTACACAGTCTATTGCTACTGGTGCTTCCATCAAGCTTACCAAGACCAACTTCTCAGGCTCTTTGAAGCCATTCTACGAGGGTTCTACTGCTATTGTTCCTACCGTAGCTGGTTACAAGCGTGGCTCTACTACAGTTCGTGAAGGTCGTTTGGTTCTCTTTGTAACCAGCGCCAATAAGTCAGGTACTGAGGTTACCTTGCAGGCTATCAATGGTAAGGCTAATGAGGAGGGTGCCGATTGTGAGTTCTTGGAAAACATGACTTGCCCAGACATTCCTGTTGGTTCAGTTATTTTGGCAGCTTCTACAGCGCTCTCAGAATCTCAGATGAAGGTTCCTGCTGAGAACTACCAGCCACGTTCTGCTGATGTTTATCTCCAGAAGCGAGCATTCTCTATCGTCTTCACCGAGGACTTCGAGACCATGAAGAAGAAAATTCCTCATACAGTGAAGGATATGAAGGAAGATGCACTCAACAAGTACAAGATGCGTGCTGAGCGTTCTTATTGGATGGGTACCAAGGCTCGCATTCACTCTACTACCAATGACGGTGCTGATGAGTACACCTACTTCGCAGAGGGTATCTTGAATCAGCTGACTAACCAGTATGGTATCGGTGAGGTTTACAAGTACGAGGATTTGACTGCTATCAGTATGTTGATGTTCACAGACTTCTCTGAGTCTGACCACATCTATATGTTCTGTGGCAAGAACGCAATCAAGCGCCTGATGAACATTGAGATTCCAAAGGGTCGCACAGAGGTTCTTTCTACTCACAAGGAAATCGACATTACTTTCTCTCGCTACGTTGACAACTATGGTACTATTGATTTCGTTTGGGATCAGACTCTTGACATGATGCACATGGAAGACTGCATGGTTGGTATGGACTTGAAGGGTGCTCGTCACTACGTGAAGGAGAAGGGCAAGGATAAGACCAATGACATGAGCAAGGATGGCTACGATCCACGTGAGGCTAAGCGATACATGCACATTGAGGCAGATTGTATTGCTCTTCGTGGCTACAACTCTATCTTGGTTGGTCCAGAGGCATTCATCACTAACCTTGGTGTTACTGGCATCGTGAACAGCATCATATCTCTGAAGACTCTCCCTGATACTGCTGCTAAGGGCATGAAGGTGGCTTTAACAGAGGATTACACCAAGGATGAGACAACCTACGAGAAGGGTAAGGTTTATGAGTACAATGGTACTAAGTGGAACTTGTATGCCGGCATGGACGTTGCTGCATAAGGCATCTTTTTCATCTTTAATATATAAAATCACGCAGAGGGGCAGGAGTTAATAGCCCTGTCCCTTTGTTATTAAAATACAAAATAATGATTAAGACATATAGATATAACGAGCTGTGTAATAATGTAAGCCTTACGATTTCCGGTGCTGGCGGTAATTCTATGCGCTACAACTTTACTCATGGCAACACTTACATGCGCAAATGCCCAGAGCTTACTCTTCGCAACAAATATGCGCAAGACCTTTTGGATAACCATGAATTGGTAAGGAGCGGAAAGGTTACTTGTATTCGTACAACTCTTGAAGAGTCGGATATTGTGCAGGAAGAGGCGCCTGTAAATGAGCCGGCAAAGAAGACTACAAAAAAGTCACAGAAAGAGGAGGTAGCAGGCATCCGTACAGCGGAAGAAGTTATTAATTACATAAACAACCGTTTTGAAAAGGATTGCAGGACTCTTGAAACTGCCATGAAGCATGCAGACAAGGCTGGTCTTGTTTTCCCAGATTACGGCAAGGAGTAATGTATATAATAAGGTGTAAATGAGTATAGAGGAAATCATAAAGGCAGTACGTTGGTGCATAGACGAGGAATCCAACAATACATCGGAAATTGCCGATGAGAAAGATGATTTGTATATGGACAACATCATCAAGTCGAAGATAAACGATGCGCTGCATTGGATTGCCATTACTGCTGCATCTTCGCCTGTCCTGTCCGATTCCAAGAGCATAGGCTCGACTTCCGACACAATTCAGGTGTCCGATTTTGATTCTAATCACAACATCGGTGTTATCACCATGCCTTCCAATATGGAGATTATTACCATCAACCGCATTCGTGGCGCTTCTTGGTATAAGGCAGTCACCCCAGTAGAGGACACCGATGATGAAGCTCTTATGATGTACGACGATACAGCCAAGGGTACCATTGATCGCCCACAGGCTGCCATCATGCGAGAGAATCCAATCAAGATCCTCATGCAGCCCAAGACTTCAACGGCGGTCATTACCTATGTGGGCGTACCTAAGTCTGTGAGCACAGACGCTTCCACAACAGATGTTTCCATTCCGGACAAACTAAAGAATGCTTTCATCTATTATATCGCCTTTTTGCTCCTCTCAGCCTACGATGATACCAAAGCTAGCCAGATGTACACCATCGCCCTGCAACAGCTAGGCGTAAATCAAACCTCAAAATAAAGACGATATGGAGAATGTAACAGCCACATACGATGCCAATGAACTTGCATGGGTAACTCCAATCCTTACCATTCGCCGTGATGTTTTCCTAAGAATCACGCTAAGGGAAAAAGGAAAGGTGGTTATCCGCCAGTCAGATGATAAGGGAAATTTTCCTCGCGTCCCGATACGTCGCCACAAGGACACCCAGTTCTTCGAGTTCCGTATCTCGGTTATTCCCGATACCGTCCAAATTCAAATATTCACTTCTACAGAACCAAAAGAAATAAAATATGCCTACATTTAGACAAGATGAAAAGCTTGGAACGAAGGTGCCGCTGATTAAGACAGCCGACTTCAACGACAAGTCTGTCACAACAGAGAAACTTGCCGAAGGTTCTGTTACTAATTCAAAGTTAGCACCAGAATCCGTTACACAGGATAAGTTCGACAAGGAACTGCTTCAAATCTTCAAGGCGGCAGCAGGTCTTCCTGAAAATCTCATAGAGACGATACAGAATGTAGATAGCACGCTTGTAGATCATCAGTGGCAAATCTCTTCTAACGATGATGATATTTCCGACCTGCAAACCAAGACCAAGCAAATCAAGGACACCGTAGATGGCATAGCTATCAGTGGTGGTGCATCTGTAGGTTCGGCAGTAACTTACGACAATACACAGAGCGGTCTTGATGCTCAAAACATTCAGAATGCCATTGATGAACTTGTTAATAATCTCGGTCACTACGAAACCAATGAGGAGTGGTTGCGCGCCTATACAGATACCGAAAACAAGTTCCTTTGGGGTATCCGTGTAGATGGTAGTATAGAATGGGCAGTCGGTATTCCTCGCCCTATCCAGGAAAAAATAGAGGAACTGATTGCTACCGATACTGCCATTCAGGAATCTATCACCCAGCTTCACACAGAGTTGACAGAATCTCTAAATAACAAAATTCAGTCACTCAAAGACAACGAAATCAAGAATCTTCAAGATACAAAGGTAGACAAAAAGGAAGGTCAGTCTCTCATTGAAGATGAAGTAAAGGAGTGCTTTAGGGTAATTGAGAACGAGGAGTTTATCAAAGCAATAGTAGATGCTGATGATAAGGTTCTCTTTGGGTTCTACAGGGCAACTGGCAAGCCATATTATCCTCTCAATGAAACGTATCACGTCATTCAGAATGAGGAATTTCTTTGGGTTATTCTTGATGCAGCAAATCATCCTCTTCTCGGTATTAAACAAGATGGTACTTGTTGGGCTGCCAAGGCTCAGTGGCTTGATGATATTAAGGCTATCAAGAAAGCTCTTTCAAGTATTGATGAAACCCTCAAAACCTTCCAGCCAAAAGAAGATGGTAAGGGATTGATAAATCTTGATGTTGCTGACAGCTTCTTCTATATTTCTAATGATGAGTATATCATTGCAGTAGTAGATGCAGAAAACAGAATCCTTGCAGGAATCAAGTATGATGGAGAGCCATACTTCCCTAACCATGAAATGTACTCTGTAATAACCAATGAGGAATGGCTTTATGCTATCATTGATGCAGAGAATAAGGTTCTTGGTGGGTTCCGTGCTGATGATGGTCACATGGTTGTTGGTGGTATTGACATTAATACCTTTATCGCCAATGCTATTATTGATATAGCAGACATCAAAGAGCGTACTACTCATCTTTCTACAATAGTCAATGATGAATATCTTTCAGTAGAGACTGATGCTGAAGGTAAGGTGATTGGGTATACTGCTTCTGATGGTAGCCATTATCTCTATAAGGTAAAGTCTGAGACTATCCCAACAGAGTTTGAGCACATTGAAGACCCCGAGGGAAGAATGGAGATTGCCACAGATGCAGAAGGCAAAGTGCTGTCTTATCGTGATGCTGAAGGGAAAAAGCATGAGTATGATATGGAAGTTGCAAAACTTGATGTATCAAATCTCAACCTCCAAGGGGATAGTGTAAATGATATTCAAGAAGCCCTAAACTCTAATGGCTTTAATGCAAAGACTCCTATAGATTGGAGTAACAATAGCTTTATTCAGATACCAGAACCTTATCTTGCAAAGATAAACCTAACCAACATAAATGCTATGCCAACATCTAAGACTGATGATTTCCATGCATGGTTGGAGTTTTGGGATATGCAAGGTAATTACTTTAAGAAAAGAGTTATCTTAAATGCACAAGGAAATTCCTCTTTGCAGTATGTAAAGAAGAATTTTGCTGCTGATTTTTGTAATGACGAATGGGTTGGAGATGATACTTTTTTTATAAGAATCGGAGCTTGGGTTGCACAGGATTCTTTCCACTTCAAGGCTTATTATTCGCCTGATGTTTTTAAAGGAGTATGCCCTGTTAGTTATAAGTTCATGGATGAGATAGTTAAAACTCGGGGTATAATTAAAGATAGACAATGGAAAAGATGTCTGCTTCCTACTGAAGAAACTATAGGTGTAAATCCTACGAACTTAGAAAATGCTTCAATTAAAACATTACTTGATGATGGTGCAAGAGGATTTCCAGATGGATTCCCATGTATCGTTTATCTTAATGATAGTTTTTACGGAATATTTTCTTGGCAACTGAAGAAGCATCGTGACAACATGCATCAGGATAAAGGTAATGCAAGCCATATTCACTTAGACGGAAACATCAGTTCACAGACAATAACTCTTGCTGACGGAAGCTTGAACTGGGACATAATAAATGGAAAAACTCCTGTTGGTAGTGATAACAATATAGACGGTATTGAAATACGCAATCCAAAATCTTTGATATGTATTGATGGATCTAAATATGATGGAGATGATAATAGGAAGGAACTTATAGATGAAGAAAGTCCTAGTTATGACTCTACCAACAAAAATCATCTAAACACAGCTAAAGTAAAAACATCATTAATCAAATTTTCTACATATATCCCTAATCTTAAAAGAGCTGAGAGTGAAGGTAAGTCTGAAAGTGAGATTAAAAATATGATAATGCAATATTTTGAAACTGATTCAATTATTGATTATATCATATTTAGTGATGTGATAAATAATAGGGATGGTTTCAGAAAGAATTGGCAATGGGTATCTTATGATGGTAATAAGTTTGGTGTTGAAGTTTATGACACAGACCAAATTTTAGGTAGTTCAGGAGAAGGAATTATTTCTGGGCATCTTGGAAATACCTTGGATTTGCCCACTGGTTGGATTATCAAATACATGTCCAAGGAATTAGAAAGTCGATATAAGGTTCTAAGGGATGAAAATGTAATTTCAGCCAAGAATATTACAAATCTTCTGAGTAACTGGTGCTCTAGAATTGGAATAGAGAACTATAAAAAAGAATATAATAAATGGGAAAATAGTAATGTTAACGACAATATTTATCGAGTCAGTTTATGGTTGGATAAAAATATTGCGGAATGTGATAAAATTTTCAAATATTTATAATTATGGGAAATTGTTTGATTACAAAACTTAAAGGTGTAATTCCTTTTAATAAGGAGGTTGATTACTTAGATAAGGTACTTGTAGAAGCGACTGGTCTTAGTAAGATTAATGTTCATTTAAAGGCAAACTCTCCTGTTGTCTCTGCAAAGGTTGTTTCAGGGAATGTTCAAATAGGAGTAAGTGATGGGGTTTATTCCAATGGAATTCCCAATGTAGTTGTCAATACTGCAGATAATGTAACATATTCAGGTAATATTTTTAGTAACTCGGAAGGTGGCTTCTTTACGATAGATTTTAACTCTATTCTTATTATGCAAAATGACAGTAATTTAAAACAAGGGGCTGCATTTCGCTCAAAAGACCTTTGTAGGATGAAAAATCTTCAAGAAATTTCAGCTTTAACGGTAAATGGAAGTCTTGACGATTTAAAAAAGCTTAAAGCTATTGGTCTTAACAACACTTCCAAAATTAGTGGGGACATAAATGTTTTTGAAAATTCAAAATCTCTCATAAGGCTTAGTACACCGTTAATTAAAGACATTTATGGTGATATTGGAATACTTGGCACTTGCCCTAACATAACTAATATCTTTTTAAATTATACTAGCGTAGGTGGTTCTATAGAGGGATTTATTGCTAATCAAAAGAAGATTAACAGAAGTAACGCTACTATAGAAATCGTAAATGGTGGCAATAGTGTTACATATCAAGGTGCTATTATTAGTAAAAATGTAAGAATTACTTTTGATGGGACAGGCAATGAGAGTGTAGAATTGTACACTTAAAACATTATGTTGAGTAAACCATTTATTTGTAAATAATAAAAGCTAGGTAGATTTAATTCTGCCTAGCTTTTTCTTTTAAGACTCTCCTAAAACTATTGAGGCATTTGTATAGTCTTTTCCATTTAAAAGAATAACGTTATACATTTTAGAACTTCTTTCAAAGATATAAGGTTCATCAGATTCAGGAAGTAATCTAGCATATTTGCAGATAACCTCATATTCTACATTATTGAAGTATCCTTTTATAATAAACATATTATTTTATATTATTTAGAGCCGCCACCTCACTCCTATACATTATGGCTGAGGTAATCATCTGATTACACTGCAAAGATACTTAGTTTTGATGAGATAAATAAATCTATAAGTGTTTTACTTACAACATGAATATAAAAATACTTATTTCCCATGTAAGTAAAGGCATCTATATATAAAGAAGAAGGGTGAATCAAAAGATTCACCCTTTTCTTTTGCAGCAAGCCTGCACCAATCCACCAAGTAAATAGCAAGCCTCCTCCCCATACATATTTATCAAAAACTGTTCAGAAATATGCTGAACCACATGCAGCATTTCGTGGCTGAGGCTGTTCATGTATTCAGCCTTTGAAGTAGCCCATCCTATAACAACCACAGTTTTTCTTATATCAACATTAGAATAGGTTATCCCTTTATTGGCTTCACCTTCGAGCACGAGATTACAGGCATCTTCGAGAGGAATGCCGCTGCATCCCAAATCCCGAAGATACCTTCTTACCTTCATGGCATCCTTAGAATGAACATCATACATCACATGTACTGTCCAGTCATATCTTTCCAAATATATCTCCTGCTCAGTCACTTTTTATCTTAACATTCAACACTTAACATTGCTACAAAATTTCTTCCCAAGGAATGCCCACACCATTGAATGATGTGTCTGCATAGAAGCGGTTGAAGATGAAACCGTCCTGCTGATCCTCATCATCTACGTAGTCTTTGATGAACTGGGCCATCTGCTTTTCTTCTGTGATACACGAGCCGTAGAAATCAGCCAGGCACATGTGTGCGATGTAAACCGCATCATAGCCCACATTATTCTCCAGCACGATATTATTCTTCTTCAGAATGTCCTCAATATCATCCTTGCTCATCATGCGGATGGGCTTACCATTCTTACGCATCTGCTTCACTGCCCACTCACACATCTTCTTATTGAAGTGCCAGCCATTGTAGCGAAGGTAAGCCCTCATTTCCTCTGGCTGATAATCGTAGGCGTTCAAAGATTGTCTGTATTTTCTTTCCATAATCTTTCTGATATTAAAAAGGGTTTGGTAACGAAATCTGTTTCACTACCAAACCCCAAGTTAGTTAATACTCGTCGCCGTAGCTTCGATAATCACGTTCTCCACGGTCTCTGTCTTCACGTTGGCGCATGTCGTCGTACTCTTCATGCTCTCGCATACCACTTCTGCCTCCACGACCTCTGTAATCGGGCATGCGGTTGCGCTCGCCGTATCGGTCACGTCTGCCTTCACGCTTCATTTCGCCAAGGCAGTTCATCGCCTTATCCAAGTAGCGCAAGCCCTTCTCCACATTCTCATACAAGCCATCAAACTTGTCTTCTGTAATCTCAACCATTATCATAATTCTAAGATTTTTAAAGTGAATAGATAGGAGATTACTTGTTTATCGCCTGTTGGAGCAATCCCATCATCTTGTCGAGCTTGCCCTCCATGCCGGAAACCTTGCCTTCCAGCTTGCTGATCTTCTCAGTCTGTTCCCTCTCCTTGGCTATCTGGGGGTTGAGTTGCAATAGCATTCCCTCACAAGAATCAACGACTTTCTTGTGGTAATCTACGCTCTCCAGTATCGCCTTGGATTGTCTCAGCATCGTATCGACCTCTGCACTCATGGCTTCCTTGTTGTCGCTCACCACAAGGTTCTTGTCGTTTGCTATCTGTCCGTTAGCAGGTAGCTGCTTGAAATCCACCTCTTCATCGTTCAGCTTCACCTTCACATCAACCACAGTTTCCATAGGCTGAGGCGTGAAGCCATTATTGAAGGTAGGGTATTTTGTCTGAGGGTTGCTGACCGAAACAACCTGACCAATCTGCAAGTTCGGGTTCTCGCCCTTGTCGAGCACATAGAATAAAGAATTTGTTCTTAAACCTTGAAACATAATGTAATCTCCTATTATCTATTCTGTTTGTTAAACAATACCCGTCATTAGCTGAAGGGTGTTAGTGTCTCTCTCGAACCAGAGCTGAACCACTCCAGTTCCCGGCACGTCTGCAACCGTCAATGCCTCACCATTGAATTTGGTTACGGCTTGGGTTACGCCGTTGGTCTCGAAAAGGATAGGCAGCGTACCAGTCGTTCCTGTCGGAATAGCCTGTTTCAGATTTACGAAGATCGTTCCTCTGTAGCTGGCATTCACGAAGGCGTGGTTTTTAAAGGTGAACACCACATTGGCAGTATTCACCACCACGCCTGTAGAAGCGATAGCCGCCGAACCGTTACGATTCACCCATGTATAAGGTCTTAACCATAACATAGCAGCCTCCTTTCTTTAACCCCAAAAGCCGTTTGCGGCTGCATTGAAGCCATATAGACCATACTGAGCTGCTACGCAATTAGGAACAGCAGTAAATGGGCTATAAGGGGTGGTTACTGTTTCTGGCAGCTTGCACTTGATGCCTGCAACCTCGTTCTGCAGACCTGCCAGAACTTGATTGATTGGTGCTACAGCCTGACCCACGATTTGTGAAGTCATTGCGGAAGCCTTGAAGGTACTGTTCTCCTCACGCAGAGAATCAATCTTGTTCTGCATCTCACGCATCTCAGCCTGCTTCTGACCGTCAACGATGGTCTGAGTGCTTTCCTTGATGGCGTTATGCAAATCGCAAGTCTGGCGCTGGGTTTCGTAAGCTACGTTAGAGAAGCCACGCTCCTGACCTACAGCCACGTTGTTGATGGCATTCTGTAAGGTACCAGTCTGCTGGCAGATAGCCAAGCGGTTCTCGCAGCAGCAGTTTGCAATCTGCTGAGCAATCTGCATGTTACCCTGCTGCAAAGCATTGATGGTCTGCATGCCACTCATACCTACCTGATTACCTACACTCTGAACCTGAGAAGTCAAAGCAGAAATGGCATTCTGAATCTGACCTTCTGTACAGTTGAGCTGAGTAGCCAAATTGCTGAGTGCATTACGGTTACCACCGATGGCATCCATCAAGAGGGCACGACCATTGTCGTTGTTAATCTCGTTAGCAAGACCGCCACGACCGTTATTGCCGAAGCCACCCCAGCCATTACCGCCCCAACCCATCAGGAAGAAGAGGAAGATAACCCACATGAACCAACCACCTTCACCGCCGAAGCCATTGTTGCCCTTCATGGCGAGAAGCACATTTGGATCTACACCCTGCTTCTGGAGCAGAGGAGCAAGAAGTCCAAGCATTCCGTTTGAACCTCCGTTTTGGTTTTCACCAAAGATGTATGTCTTAGATTCTGACATAATAAAATAGATTATTCGTTTCGTTCACTATTGAACTTGGTGCAAAGTTACGAAGAAGATGAGGCTCTGCCTAACTATGCTCAAAATAAAATTTTTGCCCTTCAAGCCACTGTTCCTCAGCATTTTATGCTGAGTCACCTCCTACTCATTTATTTAGCAAAAGTCTAAACTATAAAGAAATCACCCTCAACCCGATACAACCTATCAATATTTTCACTACTTTTGCAGGATAACAATCGGTATAAAATTACAATGCATGAAGAAACTTTTGAACTTTATTAAAGATTTGCCAGTCCAAATTTTTGGCGCATCAATGGGAGTGATAGCTATGACAACAATGGCTATATTCTTTGCCTGTATGATAGCTTCCGCTATCGTGTTGGTATGGGAAACTGCATCTTTTATATTTCGCACAATTAATCTGGGATTAAAGCATTCATATAATGTTTTGAGCGTAGAATATCAAAGCAACAATATCCTATTTATCAAGTATATATGTATGATGTTTGTTGTGTTTGTATTGTTACTGCTTCTTTTTAGGTATATATATAAATACAAGAGAATCAAGAAATCGGTTTCTCATTTTTATATTCCTTATGTGGATTTGACAGAAGCGCAGAAAAAATTAATTCCTGAATTATTTGAGCAGTATGTAAAATCTGCTTATTTAAGTATGAAATATGGTGTAGTTTCTTTGAACACTATTTTAAATGACATAAAGCAGGATATATCCAAACATGAATTATTACACCCTAGTGATATTAGGTATATTTTACATAAGATACCATACCAAAATTATGAAGATTTTGGAAGGTCAATGTCTTTATTGGAATGGTTAGACTATTATGCAATTCAAAAGGAGATTGGATTTGGTAGCTTTGTTGGAGATTTATCAAACTATCAGCGTGACTTGATAACGGTCAGCGTTCCAATTATTGAGCAGTACTTTATTGATAGTGTTAAACATGGTATATATGATGAAAAATTAATTATAGAAGACATAGATAACAGATTTGGTTCCGTTCTCAAAATTCTTTGTTGGCAAGATAGAAGATTTTTTTTGTCTTTGATACCTAATCTATATTGTACTATTGAAGGCGTAAGCTATACTCTGCACGAGTATCTAGAATACGCAAAGGAAAAGAAGCCTGCTTATATAGAAGGAAATATATTTAAGAAGGAGTGAGCCTTGCGCCCACTCCTTTTTTATATTATTCCAATCTATCCAGTTCATCAACCGCATCCATCATGATTCTGTCAATATTCTGGTTAGCGAAGTTGATGCTCTCGGTATCAGAAGACTTATCTCTGAGTTTCTTCCATCGCTTCATCTGCTTCTCTGCCAGCTCGATGATTCTAACCTTGGCAGCCTCCTTGGAGTTTTGGAAGTGGAAATACTCACCGATATTCGTGATTCTCTTGTCAATCGGAACGTTCTTCGATTTCAGGCGGTCCACGTTGGCCATAGTCTTTTCCATTTCGTCCTTGTAGTTATACCACTTGCTCTTGGTTCGCTGCAAGCTGCTCTGCTCACTAGGCGTATAAAGAAGGGAGCGAAGGAAAGGAATATCCTTGGTTTCCGTGTCGCTTCCGTGCTTAATAACACCGATAGCTCGCTCTGTAAAGGTAGCAGCGCCACCGCCAAGGCCACCGATGTAATGATTCAGCATACTAGGGTTCGTCACCATATCCAGGAAACTGTTGCCCAGCATATCCTCATTACCCTTGGCTACATCGTTGGTCTGCGCATTCACAAACTTATTCACAGCCATATATCCGTCAGGCACACCCTTGTAGGCTCTCTGCCAAGCAGGGGAATTTTCATTCCAGTCACCACGTCTTTCAATCGGCGCACCCTTCCAGTCGGTATTTAACTCCCATTCCACGAAAGGAGATAGGGCAGAAGGAGAGATAGCCTTGATCGTCTCATTCAATGGCTCCTTGCCAGCCGAAGAGTTGCCGAGATAGTCCATCACCGGCACAAGCTGCGACATACAGCCCACGGCATCCAATGCAGGATTCTTCTGTCCGCTTACGTTTGGCGAGAAGGTCAAGCCAGCCGCCAAGTCGCCAAGACCATAGAAGGCTCTCAACTCAATAGCAAGCGGAATAGTAACAAACTGACCGCCGCCCTTGTAGATGCAGAGATTGTTTCTTCTCACGTAGTCAGGCAACTCGCCGTATGGGTCCTTCACTCCCTTTCTGTCCTTCTCGTCCTCACTCGCAATCAGCACATTGTTACCAAGTGCAGCCAACGCACCGAGGGCAAATGGAATGGCAAGCATGTTGATAGAAGTACCCACAGGATGGTTTTTCAAGTTCTTCACAAGAAGATTTGTACTTTGAATACCGGCATTGAAGAACATAGAACAATGTCTCAGATAGCTAGCCGTAAATCCGTAAGCCCATCTTGCAGCCGCCTTGCCGCCAGTCATTTCTCCGTTCTTGAAACTCTTGATGGCATCACCGCTTCCATGGCGGTTGAAGTTGGTAGATACCTCCTTCGCATCATAGACCGAACGGATGATAGAACGGTTACTGTCTCGACTCGCACAATAGGTAGCGAATCGGGCGATATTCTCAGCCACCTCGTTGATGTTCGCCAGATTTCCGAAGAAGAAGTCACGAAGGGCAGCACCGCCCTTGTCAATCTTGCTTCTTTCGCTCTTCACATCTTTTTTGTACTCCTTGGTCCAGTCCTGCATATTCTTGATCTGAACCCAACCGGTTTCGCCGCCGTTCTCCATAAACTCCTTGAAATATCTCTGTACCTTGTCAGAAGTATCAAGTGTTCCGTTACGGTACTTAGCAAATAGGCCCAAGCCAGTAGTTCCGCTCAAATCCTTGAAGCTGATATTCGATGCACCCTTATACAAGCCTAACTGCGAATAGTACTTCGCCCAGAGCGCACCATATCTTGCGCCCTCCTTGGAAGTAACGTTGCTCGATGCAAACTCCGCATCACGCATGATGTTTCGCATCACGAACTCAGGGTTATAAGATGTACACAACTGCGCCATCATTCTTGAAATAGAACTCAATGGTTTCATGATTCCCTTGGCGCCCGAGTTCTCCAGCAATCCATTCAGAGCCTGCGCCGCTCTAGGATTTCCGTTGATAATAAAGGTATGGGTCCTTCCGGCAATCTTCACATCTACGATATGCTGCGATTTATTCTCCGCTCTTTGGAACTTATAGCCAATCTTGTCTCTGCGATAAACCTTGTATGCCATACCCTGTGATTCCTTCATCTTCATATCCTTGTTGAAGTCTGAAACAATCTGGTTGATTTCGTCGGCCGTAGCATCCTCAGGAATATCAGGGTAACGCTCATAGACGATGTTCACAACAGGGTCCTTCTCGTACCAGACGCTTGTTTCTGTAATCAGATTGTTGCTCGAATTGTTTCGCACGAATCTTGCGAAAGCCTGACGGATAGCATTCATACCACCGTTCTTGATAGCTCTGTTACCCATCGCGCCAATCTGCGCCAGTACGTTTGTTTCGCTCAGATACTTGTGTCCTCTCGCTCTCATGATCGTGCTTCCGATATAGCTCTTCGGGTCGACCTGCTCAGTAATGTAGCCATAAGTATCTTCTGCCGTAGCCTCATCATACTTTCTCAAAGGCACATACCAGTTGAACATATTCGATACATGGCCATGCAATTCCTTGCTGATGATACCATTCTTGTAGTCGCTGTCAATAGAATACTGGGTAGCAGCCTTCACCTTATCCCAATAGTCCTTCACAGCTCCCTTCTTGATGCTTTCCATCTTCGCTTCCGAATCCATCACGCTCTGAATAGCCTCGGAATCATTGTAAGGGTCAGAAGATTTCGCCACTTCCTGAATAGCATGCATACCCGAATAGTCGTGCTCGCCAGCTTCGAAGTCAGCATCAAAGTGGTTTCTGATACTCTCATCCAACTGTCTATAGTACTCTTTCAGGTCGATGTTGCCAGCCTTCAACTCGTTGTCAAGATACTCCTTATCGCTGTAATAACTGTTTTCCAAGAAGTCAGCATCCTGCTTCTTCTGCTCGTCCATTCTCATCTTTTTAAGGAAGTCACGGACAAAGAACTCTCTGTTTCGCTCCAAGCCGTGCTTGGTAATCATGTAGAGATTGAAGTTTCTTATCTTCTCATCATCCTTCTTGCCATCGAAAGCATCCAGTACGCCGGCCATGGCCTTGTCAAGAGGCTTCATCACGTTGCGCTCAAACATCTGAGCCGCATCACTCATCGCACCCTGCATGGTGTTCTGCAGTATATAAGGATTCTCCGAAGAAGCAATATCCTCAATCTTCTTGTCTGGCACAATCGCATTCATCAATTTCTTCAGCGAAAGCATATTATCCATATAGCTCTCGGTGAACATATATCCATGTTCATCAAGCGAACGGTGGTATCTGTCAAGTGCCGTTCCGGCAGATGGGGTAGTACGGAAGTGAATCTCACCATCTGTAGCCTCATTCCACTCAGCCTTGGTAAGATTATCCATACTTCTAATCTTTCCGTCATTTCCGTAAAACATACCATCATGTGCCACAACAGCAGGCATACGCTCATGGTCGAGACGGTATTTCACCGCCTCGGCTCTCAGTTTCCAATAAGGATCATTTGGATTCTTCTGCAAGTTCTTGCTCAACCAGAGCAGATACTTCACATCTTTAGTATTAGGAGCAACACGATAACCGATTTCATGAAGGAAATCAGATACCTTATTCTTGATACCATTCCAGAAGCCCGGTTCACCCTTGCCATCCTCGGCGAGTCGCGCAATACCTTCCTCAATGGAATCATAGATATTCAGAGGATTGAACTTTCTCTCCTCATCCACCAGCTTCTTCAAAGCCGCATTCTCTGGCTTATCCAAGTCGTACCATACTTCACGAAGGAACTTATCGAATCGTTCATCACCAAACAACTCTCTCATTCCCTTGTGTCCAACCACCTCATGCCAGATAGTCTTCTCGGCAGTATATCTGTCGTGGATATTAGGCATGTAAAGATGCACCTCGCCAGTCTTCTCGTCATACCAGCCAGTTATCTTTCTGCCATCCTCAATAGCAGCCTTCGCTGCCTTGTTGGTGATTTCATCAACCGATGAAACCATGTTCACCTTTGCGCCAGTCTTCTGAGCCACCTTTTCGATATGGTTCTCAACTGATGAAGCAGGGTAGTTGCTTTCGCCGTTATCTGTTCGGAACTTGGTGCCGCCATTCTTGCCCCATTCCTTGTAGGCATCCTTTGTCATTTTTACGTTGACGAACTTAGCCTGAGGGAACTCCTGTTCCAGTTCAGCCATCTGCTTCAAGAACTTCTCCTTTGTTTCAGGGTTCTGTCTGCCTTGCTCTACAGTAGTGATAGGCACACCAAGTTTTACAAGCTCTCTCAACTGGTTAGGGGTAACTACGTTCCAAGGGATAGCCAATCCTGTTCCTCTCAGTTGGTCGGCGATTTTCTCAGCAACCTCCTCGTCTGGCAAGATTCTTACCGCCTTTCTCCATCTAGATAGCATCACGCTTCTCTGTCTGTCCTTTGGCAGGAGGCTGTTTACTGTTCCAGAAGTCCAAGGTACCAAGCCCACAGAGTTCTTTGCACCCTCGGCGTGATAGCCGCTAGTCTTCTCGCTCTCAGGAATTTCCCATTCCACAACCTTGATATTGCCTCTAGCGTAAGCGCCAGAGAACTGGTCGTTCATCACCGAAGTGGAAGTGTGCATGTAAGGGTTATAAGCCGCTGGCACTGGTCCTTCTCCTGCCCCAGGGTTCTTGTCGGTCTTTACAAGTTGGAACTTACCGTTCTTCACAAGGTCAGGTCGCTCGTCTGCGCCCATCCAAGCACCAATTTCTGTTGCATCGGTACGCTTTCCGTCAATGATAGCAGCCATAGGGGAGTAGAGCTTACCATCCACCTCCTGCATTCCGCTATACATTCTGAAAGTCTTCTCCTTGTTGAGGCGGTCCAGCTCGTCCTTATCTGTGACCTTATAGGAGAATCCGTCCTGTTCAATCTCATTCATGGAAATATCATCAATGGTTTCATTGAAATCATCCATGATGTCATTGATAGCCTTATCCATCTTATCCTTGTCAGAAACCTTAAAGAGTTTTTTGATTGCATCCTTCACTCTCAACAAGATAGAGCGATCGCCCCTTCTTGCAAATTCGTGTGCTGCATTCATAACTCTATCCCAGATAGACAAGTCCATCGCCTTTCTCTGTCTAGAATCTGCCATCTGAGCAGTCAACTCGTAAGCATCAGTCAGACCGTAAGGCTCTTCTTTGAAACGTTCCTTATCGCCCTTTACTCTGTCATAGATTTCGAGGATAGTCTTTACGCCCTCTATCTGCTTAGGAGTCAGCATGCCCTCAGCCTTGCCTTTCTTAACGAGATTGATAGCACCCATTGTTGCCTCATGAATCATTTCATGCAGCATGATGGTAGGGGCAGCATAGTCTGGAGCTTTGGTCTTCGTTATACCATCAATGTATAAATCAATGTTTCTGCGAGTGTCCGCTTCTCCCGCCCTCTTGTTTGGATCCTCTGGGCTTACTTTGATTCTTACGCCGAGGCGCTTACTTATATTGAGTGCTTTTTCGAAGAGTTCAGCCTTTTCTTTATCTCTATTTGTTTCTTTAAAAATTCGTTCAACGTCTCCAAGTGTGAACGTTCCTCCTGGCTGCAATCCCCAAGTCTCTCTGAGATTCTTTGCTCTAGCGTCTCTATAGGCAAGTTCTCTGTTAGCGACGGCGAGAATGGTCTTATAATATTGCAGTAGATAAGAGCCTCTATTTCCCTTACCGTCATTCGTACCACCAAGATGTCCTCCGGTATGCTGTCCTGATAACTTTTCAACTTTTCGTTCATAATCATTCTTGTAATATTCTATAACGCTTCTGCCAAGATTGGAAAACTCCTCCACGGCATAGTCTGCATCATCAACAAGTCTAGACTTATCTCTGTCTTCTGCATACTCTACAATGTCTTCAATGGCAGAATCAAACTTCTTTTCAATCTGCGAAGATACATTTTTATCTACATCTTCCGGAATGATTCTACTATTCTTAACATCTTTTGTATCTGTTTTAGAATACTGCAAGCCTCGGTCCTCACGGAAGTTGGTTTCTTCATCCTCAGAAGTATTGCGCTCCTCCTGTACCTTCACGCCCATCTTAGACAGGCGGTCCAGTACAGGTTTCAACTGCTCTGGCTTGAACTCAGCAAGCATATTGTTGCCTCTGGTTTCGAAGTCGTTGCCATTAACCAGTTTCAGCAAGTCATTATCCATGAAGTACTTGCCGCCCTTCGCCTTGCTCTTCGGTACACGAAGCTCGTAGAAGTTGCCACGATTGTTGTCTATGCGCTTCACCTTTACTTCACCATCCGATGAAGTAACCTCGTCAATACCGCCGTGCCATGATGAAAGCTCAAACTTCTCTATCACGCTGTTGATAGGCGCATCCGTTGTTAAGCCCTTAGGATCGAATCTATCTGGCATCAAGATACCAGTCTTCACCTCGCCAGTATCAGTTGTATATTTTACCAACTGACCGCCCAAGCCCTGATCCTTGCTGTCAACCAAAGCCTGCATCAGATTACCAGTTACAATATAGCCATTCTTGCGGCTCTCATTGCTAGTCAGTCTATCCCAGTTATCAATGTTTTGGTTCAATACTCTGAGATGGCTGTCTCCCATACCGATTGCCTGTTTAGTCATGTTGTCGATGGCGCTGATAACATCTGCCTTGTTATCGCCTACACCCACCTTACCTGCGATAGGGAAGGTAATCTTTCTTCTGCCATCCAAGGTAGCGAATGAAACCGAAGAGGCGTTAGGCGAGTAGTTATCAGTAATCTTGATGTCAATAAGTCTACCATAACTGTTGCCGAATCCGCTCAACTCGTTTGGATTGTTCATATCCATAGGCAGAACGAAAGCGCCGTTAGTATCGAAGGTATCAAGCACACGCTCAAACATTTCTGCCTTGGCTTTCAGGTTCTTCACCACATCGTTCAGCTTATCCTTCTCCTGCTTGTAGATGTTGTCATACTGATATCCAGCCATCTTCTCAATCTGCTCATCGCTCATGCCCGAATCCTTCTGACCTTTCTTAGCGTCCTTGATATATTTCTCCTTCGCCTTGGTTGCAGCCTTCACCGCACGTTCCTCATACTTCTGAGTCTCGTCCGCAATTTTCTGGTCGAAGTACTCCTTCGCGGCAGCCTTCTTCTCGGTCTTGTATTCATCCCATGTCTTGCCGCCAGTCAAACCATCCTGCGAAGCCTTCACCTCAGAAGCCTTCATAGGTTTCTTCAAGATGGCCATGTTCACCTTTTCTATATAGGTATTGTCGGCAAAGGCATTATCGCCGCCCGGCTCTGCACCCTGCTTCCAAACTTCCTTGCGGATAGTCTTAGCCTTCAATGGCAGCTCGGTAATCTCCAGGTCGTTCTCGCCCATTTCGTTGATACGCTGAATCTCGTTGGCATAAAGCTCACCAATCTCCTGCAACATCTTCTCCTGTTCAGAAACTCTCAGCAGAGCCATACGCCCAAGCAACTTGCTTGCATCGGCACCAGCTTCGCCATCGCCAACACCGCCACCGCTAGCAACAAGAGTCTGTGGGTCGATTCTAGACAAATCATCGCCATTACTCTTTTCCCATCCGAATGGATCAGCCATGCGAGCATAAAGGTCAAGATGCTCTGCCATATACTCACGAACCACCTTATCGCCATATTTATTGGTAATATCGGCAACTTCCATTTCGTTGAACTTACTCTTCTGAGAAGAAGTTGTGTTGGCATCAAGTGACTTCAACTTAGCCTTAAACATCATCAGCAATCGCTGCTCGGCAGGGATAAGGGAAACCACATACTCGTATGCACCTCTAGCCACCTGACCGGTTCGGTCGATACGTCCACGCATCTGAACTTCATCGTTTACGTCGAGCTGCTGCTGCGCCACGATCATCACACGCTTCTTCTGGTCCTTATACTTGCTCGAAGCATGAAGGGAAATACCGGTTGCTGCACTCTTGTTGAGAATAAGCGCATCAATCTTACCATCGTTAAAGTCGCGCGCGAGTTTCTTCTTGTCTGTATCAGCACGCTTCACCTTGGTAACAGTTCCGTTGTCGTTATAAACAAACTCGGTCTGTCTACCGGTAAGCTCGCCAACCTTATAACCTGCCTTCTGCAACTCGTTCTTGATAACATCAATAGGGGAGAGGGAAAGACCGGTACTTGTCTTCTCAATCTTCTTTTCCAGTTCGTGATAAGCCTCAACTGCCTCATCGCCCAAATCCGAAAGCTTGATGTAGCCGCTTTCGCTATTATCCTTTGCGTCCTTCTGAGTATAGCGAAGTGTACCCTCCAGACCCTTTTTCAAAGATGTGCCCAAGTCTGGTGCGTCCATTTCCTCGCCAAGCGCAAGGTTTCCAGTCTGCGATTCGTTGGTATTGTTCAACGCAATCACAGGCTTCATGCCTTGCTTCAAGTAGTCGATGGCACGTTCTGCAGCAGACTTTGCTTTCAAGGAGAGAAGTACCTGCTGAACGGTATTGAAAGCTTTGCTGGCAAAAGGCTGATTCTTGATACCCAGGGCAGCCGTTCCCTTCTTGATTCCCATGGTAGACTGAATGGCAGCCAACTCGTCATTACGCTCATCCACGTAACTTGAAACGTATTTCTTTTGGAAATTGATAATATCATTAAACAAACCGATGATACTATCATACTGTTCTCGCTGTTCCTGCACTCGCTCTTGTTCATCAATAGCCTTCCAGTCGATGGTTACGCCAGTCATATCTCGCTCACGTCTAATCATCTGGCCGCATTGTGTTAAGGTCTGGCTCATGATTTCCTGCAAGGTTGCACCACCACGCTTTACCGCATCAATCAAATCGGATGATTTCATACCGCCCTCGTTCATAGCAGTACGCAAAGCGTAGATAGGCATGTTGTCAGGTCGCTTGGCAAAGGTAGCAGAGAAGAAGGTAACGTTCTTTGCCTTCTGAATAATGTGTTGGAAATAGTTTCCCTGTCCGCTATTGCCACCAGCCGTGTGGCTTTCGTCAAGGATAAGATAGGCGTTGCCCATCAGTTTTTCAATAGCATCACGTCTCTTCTGTCCGCTCAGGGCAGCAGCGCCGAATGTCTTACCCTTCGCAAGTTTCTTCTCTTTTCGGGCACCATTCTCGTCAAACTCATACACACCATTGCTTACTTGGCTGTAAGTAGTCAATACATAGTCGTATTCGTCTGGCAGTTTTCCGTTCTTTTCGATGTAGTCGAGCACACGCTTCACCTCGCTCTTCGATGGCAAAGCGAATACTACATTTCCGTCTGAGTCGGTAATGGCAGCTTCCTTGGCACTACCGAATACAAATGGTCTTAGGTCTGGGCTTCCAATATCCACCAAATCACGGTAAACATCGCTCAACAAGCCAGCTGTCTTGGTGAAATATACAGGAACCTGACCCTGCTTCTTGGCGTATCTGATAAGCGAAGCAGCCTGTCTTCCCTTACCGATACCAGTCATATCTCCAATGATAAAGGCGTTGCCCTTCTTTGCCTGCTGCAAGGCAAGGGCTACAGAGTCAACCTGCTCTGCAGCAAGATGAGAATACAAATCATCTTTATCATTATAGCCCAGTTCATCAACAAGGAACTGGTCGGCATCGCCTAGCTTTTCGAGATTCTTGTTTACCGCCTCCTGCTGGTCGGCAGGCATCACGGCTTTCAGAGTGAATGGATTTCCACTCTTAGGTGTATAGGTAACTTTTTCTGTACTTAGTCCACGTACGGATTTGTCCACCCGCTGTAATTGTCCCCGTGGTCCGCTTCCGCTCCCGGCGCTGGCAGGTTCATCAGTACTTGGCTGAGTGTCATTCCGTCCAGCTCCTCCTGATCCAGTTCCTCGCTGTTCATTGGTTCCAGCGGTTGCTCCTTCGCTCTGAGAAGGCTCTGTCCCTGTTCTGTCTGTTCCTGTATCTCCACCAGAAAGTCCTCCATCTTCTCTTGGCTCGGTTCCTCGTTGATTCTCCAAGTCATCATGGGTTCCTGATACGGAAGTGGAGTCAAATAGGTCAGACTCTCGCTCACCATCTGGTTTGCTTCCTCCTCGTTCTCCTGCTCGTACTCTCTCTTTAGGAGCACCAGCAGCGCCTTGTTTATCAAGTTCTGGTTGAGCACTTCTTGTTTCTCCTCCGATGGAAGAATCCATCCGTTCACCTCGTAGTATATCATCTTCAATTCGTTTATAAAGTTCGTCATAATCTTTCACGGCTTCCGCTCTAGCCTTATCCTTCACTGGTGGAAAGACATTCTCGTCCAAGCGTCTTCCGTTTATTAATATAATACGTGTAGGGTAGCTGGTTCCCTGCTTTGCATAGAGACCACCATCCACATTAATCACGTCCTCCACATTATAGTGGCTATAGAGATAACCAAGAAAAGCCTTATCTTTCGGATTCAGACTTCCGTTCTTGGCGTATTCCGTCTTGCCGCCAATGATGATGGCAGCACGGCCATCGTCCTTCATGCTCTCCAAGGCATTGATAGCCATCTGTCCTTCCAAAGAAGAAATCTTGTAGCCGTCATACTCCTTAGGGGTAGCACTACCGAATGGTGGATTTGTCACCACCACGTCAACGTCCTTGTCTGCAAAAGGCTGAGTTCCGTCCTGACTGGTAACGTTCTTGAAACCCTGTCTTCTCAGGTTCGCCAATCGCTGCGCATCAATATCGTTCACATGTACCTTATCCATTGGCAAGCCGATGGTAAGCATACCGTTGCCGGCACTTGGCTCCAGAGCACTCTCAATTACCTTACCGTTACCCTTCACATACATGTCCGCAAGGAAAGCGTAAGGGGCAGGGGTAGAGTACTGCTGCTTCATCACTCGCTCAGAATCACGCTGATTGAGGCTAGGCTGATTCTCATAGAGTGTCTTGATGCGTTTGAACTTCTCGGCATTATTGGTTGATTCAGAAGAAGCGATACCTCTTGCTCGCTTAACAATAGCAGTTTCGGCAAGCTCCTGAAGGTCTGTGTCCTTAATATCCTTCAAGCCAACTCTCTCAGCTATCTTTCTCAGCTCAACAATACCGTTAAACTTATGTTTGAAGCCCAACTGTAGGTTCACGACATCAATAAACTTCTTCTCTGCCTGCTTTCTTTCCTCGGCAGTCTTTGAGTCGCCCACCAGATTCTCCTGATGTTTAGGCGAAGTCTTCTCGTAGTAGTCAGCCCAATCCTTCAAGCTCATGCGCTGCTCGCCATCGCGATAGCGGATATTCATCATCTGCTCATAGATGGCATCCACGTCTTCCTTCTTGAAAATCTTGGCAGCAGGAGCAAACTCCTTGCGCATTTCCTTCACCACGTCTTCAAGATCGTGCATTCCTCTCTTGATTCTCAGGTAAGCATTCTCTGCCATGGCGCTCACCAGCTTAGGCAACACTTCCAACTGTCTAGAGTTAAGACCAATAAACGAAGCAGATATTTCATCTTTGCCGGCATTCTTGAGCATATCCCAAAGGTCATTAACCTTCTTGTTGGAAGCCGCTACTGCTGCATCGTCAGCCTTCTGCTGAGGCTTCTTTTCTGTCTCTACCTTGGCTTTTTTCTCCTTCTCGAATCCTTCTGCTGCATTCTTGATTCCCTCCATAGGGTCAGCAGATGGTTCCGTTTTAGGAGTCTCAACCTTTGGTTCAGTCTTCTGCCCTCTAGTCTTGGCAAAGATGCTTTCGTAGATAGCACGGTGCAAATCGTCTGTCACCTCTCCGTTCAGATAGTCCAAAGCCATATCCTTGGATAAATCGTCCACGTCTGCCTTCATAATCTCATCCTCGGTCAAAGGATGCTCCTTCTTGAACTCAGCGGCAGCCGCTGCAATAGGGTCAAAAATAGGGTCCGGCTTCTCTTCTTTAGGAAGGAGTGGGAGAGGACCTTCTTCATTCTTACTGTCAATATACTCAGTAACCTCGTTCAGATCGCCAAACTTCTTGCCATCATACTCATAGTATGAGCCGGTGTATTCGCCCTTGTCGTTAGGTTCATCAACCTTAATAACCTCCTTTTCGCCATCAATAAGAATCTTCTGCCTTGTGATAGGACCGTTCTCAGATGGAGTTTCGGTTTCCTCGTCAGTAACCTTAATACGACTTTCAAGTTCTTTGTTTACTAAGTCGTCTGGTTCTTCTACTCTTGGTCGTTCTGGTTCTGTTCCTGCTTCTGCTGGTTCATTTCCTCCTGATGCTTCTTGTTGAGGTTCTTCAACGCCTGAAACATCATGGTCTCCTTCATTTTCTGAATGTCCTGTTCCATAATCTTGCCATTTTTTAAAGTTCAAATACTCATTAATTAACTCTTCCTTGGTAGGAGCTGCCTCAAACATATTGCCCTCGCCAGTATTTCTAGCCTTAGCGATACGGTTGTATTCGTCAAGCAAATCTCTGAAATCAGAAACCTTGCCCTCCAAGGCCAAAGCCATCATCTGAGAGATAGAAGAGTAACGCTTAGCCGCATCCTCACCGAACATGTCTGGTGTTCTCAGCAGCGTATCAACCTTATTACCGCCCTGTCTTGCCTCATAGAGCAATTGGATAGCCTGATCAATCTCATCACGAAGAGAGAACTCGCCCAACTTCATGTTGTCCATTACCGAGCGGATAGCGTTGATAGCCTTATTCTTCACCGTAGAGTCGATGCCCAGCATTCTGATAGTCTCTGGCTTGAAGATAGAACCCAACAGAAGGTTCTTCACATACTCCCTGCCTTGTGCGGAAAGTCGCTCAGGACTATCCATCATCTGTGCCACCTCGTTCTGTCCGATGATGCCTTTATCTACTAACGTCTTTACCAAATCATTTATTGCCTTGGAATTGTTAAAGAATGCATCAAGAGAACCATTTCCCTCAATCTCGGCAACAATAGCGCCTACCTCGTCAGATGTCAAGGTCTTAGCCTTGGCAACTGCCTGTTCGGTATTACTCTGAGTCTTCTTCTCGTTTCGGTTGAACTTGGCGAATGTAGCCGTATCGTATGGCAATCTTTCATCCGTCACCAATACCAGACGTGGATGCTCGATTCCGCTCTGCTCAATCTGCTCTCTAGTAAAGCCGAAGTTCTCGGCATTCTCCAAGAGGTCATTGATGTATTCGCCATCTGTGCCTTCCTTTGCCGCCTTCTGTCCTGCCATCGTTCTACCGTTTCCATCATACACGATACCCTCGTCAGATACCACTGGCACCTGCTCGATAGCCATACCGTTATACTTTCTTGCAATCTGGTCCGTATTCTGCTGAGCCGCCTTGTCGTGCTCATAGTCACGATCATTCACGGTTCTGCCCTCAGCATCGGTAGGGAAGCCATCAGATTTCTTATAGCCATTATTTACATCGTGAGAAGGAGTAAGACTTTCTGCCGGCACAATCTCATAATGCCCCTTAATCTTAGTCTCTCCGTCAGGCAGCATTCTTGTTCGCTTGTTGCCCACAAGTCTAGGCGCATTCACAAACTTCTGTGCAGCCACGCTGCCAGCCTCATGTGCGCCCTCTGTCTGTTCTGTCTTACCCACGGTCTCGGCAACCTTCTTGGCAGTCATAGCCTTCTTGATATTCTGAGCGTGGTCCAGCTGCTTCTTGGCAGCTTCAATAGTCTGATTCTTCAAAGCCTCCTGCTCCATAATGTCGTTAGGCTCGGCGGTATAGTCCACCTTCATCTTCTCGGCATCCTTCAAAGCCTTCTCTGCTTTCTGAATCTGTCCGTCCACTACCTTCTCGGCATTATCCCCGAAGTCCTCAGTAAGAATCTCCGCACTCTGCTCAGGAGTCATACTAGCATAGTCTGGCGTAGGTCTTCCTTTACTGTCCGTAGCCATAGGAACATCTGAACCATCTGCAAACTTTCTGCTAGGCTGAGGCTGCTCTACTTGTTGAACTGAGGCATCGCCTTCGCTAGCATTTTCCTCTGCTTCTCCATCACTTCCACTATTGGCATTGTCGCCTTTTCGAATTTTTCCATCTGTTTCATTGTTACTAATCTCTTCATTTTTATTTTCTTTAGGTTGAACTTCCTGCTGTGCCTTGGCAGCATCCTGCATAGCCTGCTCCTGTGCCGCCTGATTGTAAGGCTCAGAGTTCTTCATCTGTAATCTCTGACGATATTCTGCAGCAAACTGGTCTAGAGGTTGATTTTGAACCAGAGTAACCTCATCTGCCTTTACATAAACCAATTCCTTGGTATTAGGGTCCAGGCAGACAAGCATATCGCCGCTTCCTTCCTTGGCTCTACCTGTAGTCTGGTCGAAGGCAACATCACCCGAACCAACAAGAAGTGTTCTTCCGCTGCTGTCTTGCACGTACAAAGCCTGCTCGCCATTCATCGGCTGACCGTTCAATGTTCCGTGATAACTCCAATCAGAAATAAAGCTCTTCACGTTTTCCTCTATAGCGTCGGCAGTAGCCTGCTGCATACCCTGCACTCTAGCGTTCGCATTAATATATTGGGCAAGTGGGGTCAACTCTTCTTGGGTCAATCCATTCTGAATGAGTGCATCGTAAATCTGTGCCGGTGTCAAGCCTTGCTGGTGCAATTTCTCAAAGGTTTGCTTGAACACATCGTTGCTATCCATCGCTGCATCAAGGGCTTGCTCTGCGTTGCGAAGGTTGCGCAACTCATCAACTACCACGCCGCTATCCGGATTGTCTGTTCCCAGACTATGCTCCTCGGCAACCGTCTTACCTTGGCTTGCAGACTGGTCTGCGTGTGGCTTTCCGCTAGGGAAAAGTCTGTTTTCAAGCTCGCTCTTCACATAATAGAAGATTTTGTTCTCCTGGTCGGTGCGCTTCATCGGGTCTTTGCGCATGATGTTGTCAATATCAACAGTAATGTTCCCCTTGTCGTTGATCATCTTCTTCCATGTGTCAATAAGACCATCAACAACGTCTGCGGATTCTACTTTAAGATCGCCATACGAACCGTAAACGTCCACATACTTCTCCAAGTCAAGATAGAGCGCACTCTTCGGGTTGCGCAAGTCATTAATCAGCTGGGCGTTTATCGGGTCTGTAACATCCTTGCTTGTGTCATAGCCGTTATTACGGAGGAAGTCAAGTGCCAGACTGGTAACATTTCCGTCCTCATCAGTCAGCTGCATATCCTTCATCTTGGAATAGCCCATCAGCGACATCATATCATCATTATCACGATAAAGCTTCTGCTTGTAAAGAATAGCTCTGCGCTCATCGGCATTCTTATAAGAGGTACGTGTAAGCAGCGTTCCGTTCTTGGTGTATTCAAGAATCTGTTTGTTCTTCACGTCGTTCACGCTGCGGTAGCTTTTGCCTCTTGTCGTGTTAAACAGTCCCATGGCCGCATTCACCTTCTCCTTGGTGCTCTGAGAAACGTCTGGGTCGTTCATAAAATCCGTGTATGCCGTTTTGTATTTCGGATCTCTTGGAGCTGTCTTCGATGCACGGTCCACCTTCACGAAAGCATCCATCAGATTCTTGCCAGATGCAGAAGAAATCAACTCGTTCTTCTCGTCAGGAGTCAGACGAATATCCACGGCAATAGGGGAGCCGTTGGCATTCTTTCCAATCACGAAATTACCACCGCTATTATGAGTAAGATTATACAAAGCATTTCCGATATGAGCGTAATTCTTAGGCTCTCCTGCCTTGAATGCCCCCACCATCACCACGTCTTCAAGCCAAGTGCCAAAAGAAATGTCCTTATCGCCTGTGATGTTGTCTGCAACCATCATGGTTCCAGCCTCAACGCCGAGACCCGCGGCAGTAGCACCAAGCTTCTGTGTGCCATGCAGCCATTTCTCGCCTGTGCTCTTCTCCAAGCCAGTGATACCGAACTTTGATACCCAAGGAGCCATGATAGCACCCGATACTCCGAACATCGCACCAGTGGTAGCACCATGCCCGAATCCTTCCAATGCTGCATGACCCAATGCCGACAATGAAGTATCGTCACCGGTAGATGCCTGTCCCAGAGCCGCGGTAATGCTGGAGTAGCCACCCAGATTGAGCGCACTCTTCGCCGTCCCTTCCACCAAGCCAGAAGCAATCTTCTGTGCCATCGTCATGTTTGCAGCCTTGAATGCCAACTGCTGTGCAGTCAGTTTAGTTCCCATCTTCACAACTCCAGCCTTGGCGAGACCTTTCATCAGGACCTGCTTACCCAAATCCACTGTCATATTAGATGCGCTGCCTGTCATTCCGAGAATAGGGGAGTCCATCGCCATGTTAGCCGCCGTAGAAACGAAACGTGCGCCCATGCCAGACTTGTAACCTTCGTTAGCCTTGTAGCCATTAACGCTAGGCATGTCCTCCAAACCGTCTGCAATTGCCATCGCTTCCTGCTCTCTGGCAATCTGCTCTCTCGACTTATCCTGCCCGGCAGACAAGGTTCCCAAGATAGAATCGCTGAGTCTTCTCACCACATACTCCGTGGCACTCTGAGGTAAAATCTCCTCGATATTCTTAACGCCCAGTATATTCTGGGCACGCTGCATCATCTGAGGAGTAACATACTTGTCAACGTACTCCTCCACGCCCATGTTCAGCTTGTCAGCACTCTGCATGATGTGCTCCTGCAATCCCTTCTGGGAGTATATTTCCTGCAACTTGGAACTGAGGGCGTCGGCAAGTACATTCTGGCGGTTCCTGATCCTGTTATCCTGCAAATCCTTCCACGCCTTGTTTCTCAGATAGGCATCATTGCCAGCTTTCTGCAAATCCTGCTGATACTGAGACCAAGACAAATCATCAGCCTCCTTCATTGAAGGAGCAACAAGAGCATCAATCTCAGGCGCAATAGTACCATATTTGCCGTCATTCATCGTAAATTTATTGCCTTCAACCTCATACTGGGCGAGATTCCTAGCATCGTCCTCTCTCTGCTGCTTGGCTCTAGCTTGTTTAGCCTCAGGAGTAGAAATCTGCTGCATCGTCTCGTTGAAATTCTTGGCAGTAGGAGTTATTCTGCTTCTGCTGATAGGGGTAGCTCTCTGCTGCTCCTGACGTGCTGACTGCTCTTGTGCTCTTTGCATGCGTGCGCGCGCATTACTAGCCTGAGCCTGCTGCAATGGAGTCATTTGGTCGTTGCGCATGTGCATCAACCGCCAGTTCTGCATGTAGTCTGTACCAGAAGTAGTAGCCGTTCTAGGCTGCTGCGCTTTCTGCTGCCTTGGTTTCTGATACTGAGCTGCGACTTCCTGCGCTCTCTGCTTCATCGTCAGCTTCTTGACAGGCTGAACTGGCTTCTGCTGCCTTGGCTTCGGATTTACTGCATGAAGTCCGAGTCGCTGCGCAAACTCCTCATACGATTTACTGGAAACAGCACCGTCTGCGTGAAGCGCATCATAGAGCTGCTTTCTGTTATGGTAGCCCTGCTTGCCAGGCGCATACACGAACTGTCTGAAATGTTCTCTAGTTCCCGATACTGCACCATCTGCTTTCAAGGCGTTATAAAGTTGGTCAAATTTATCTCCAGCCATATATTATATATTAATGTTTATAATCCAAGTTTCTTTGTATTCTTATAGCCGTTCTTCGACTTGCCTGCAGGCTTCGGCCTGTTTCTCGCATTCCTAGCCGCATTCTGCGAAGCTGCTGCCTGACTGGTAACAGATGCGCCCTTTCTCCTTGTGGTGGTCGTTACCTCTGCGCCAGTCTTCGGATTGATGGTCTTTGTACTGGTAGAAGTAGATGTCTCGCCCTGCGGAAGCTTGCCGTATTCACGGTAGTACTCCTGTTCCCACATGGTCTTGTTAGGCTGATAGCGCATCTTGCCGTTCTTATCCTCAAACCAGTACTTGGCACCAGAGCCGCTACCGCTCCTGCCTGACCGTCCACCGCCGCCACGCCCCTTATGGGTTGCGTTGTACTGCTGAATAGCCAGACGCTGCCTAGCCTGCTCATCCTTCACCTTGTCACGCCCCTTCTTATACTCGAAGTCACGCTTATCCTTATCCTTCTTATACTGGTCAGCTGCCGCATCCTTATCCTTTCGGTACTCGAACTTATCCTTGGCAAGCTGATTGCCCTCACCACGAAGTCCCATAAGATACTCCTTATAAACCCTGTCAGCTCTTGCAGCTGCACTCTTTAGATCAAGATTTGCCTGCTTGTAAGCCGCATCCGCATCAAGGGCAGCCTGTTTCTGCCTCTGAGCCTTGCGGTTCTGATAACCCTGTTCCATCATGGCAGTAGGGTCGTTGAACACCTGCAGAGGCGCACCCTTCGAAGTGTTAATGATGTTTCCAATGTGGCGAATAGCATCAGCAAAGGCAGCGATATTCTCACGGTTGGTAGTGATTCTGCGGTCATATTCGTCAGGAGTCTCACCCTCACGCATTCCCGGTCTGCTCTTCGGCATAACCTTGCCAAGCCAACTGAAAAAGCCGCCATCCCTCTTTTTAGGGTCAGCCTCAAACTCTGGAACCTGCTGTTCCTGCGGCATCTGAAATCCGCTCAGAGCAGTAGAAAGCGTATCATAGCGAGGTGTTCCGTCAGCATTCCAACCAGTAGAAGGCTGCGGCATTCCCTCAAAATTGCTCTGAGGCTGTGGAGTATTTTCTGCTGCATCGCCCATATAAGGAGTCTGTACTGGTCCCAAGGCAGGGTTAGCATTACCGTTTCCCTGCGGAACAAACTCTTCCTGCTTAGGCATCTGGGTGAAGTCTGTAATAGGTGCTTCGCCAGTCTGAACAGGCTGAGCCTCAAACTTACCGGTAGCACCGCCCCCATTCCCGAAGAAGTTAACCCCCGCGGTACCGCCATTTACGCCCGCGGCTCCTCCGTTGCCTCCATTCATCACCTGATCATAATCGGGATATTTCGCCCTCATCAGGTCATGCACAGCCTCAGGATAGCCGCCGATAGTTACCGGCTTCTTCCTAGGCTGATGTGTATTCTGATTATTTACTCCTGCCATACGTCTTTTACGTTCTTTAGTGCATCAATAAAATCCTTGCCACACAATACAAATATGCCAGAAAGATCTGCGCCTTCCTCTGCAAAATCAGTCCCAACCATCTGGTCGAAAATACCATTTCCGTCCTTGCTTCCTACGAGTCCGAGTTTATGCGCCTTTGCGTTAAAGGATTCATAAGCTTTGTCTTTCAATTCATCGAGAGTGCTTTTCGCATATTTTGCTGCATAAGACTCAAAAACATCATTAATGGATTCTCTTGCATCTCGCATGCACTTAGCATTAAAATCAAGTATTTTTGCCGTATTCAGTTTTTTAGCCTCAGCCAACTCCTTGCACAAGTCGGAAATCACCTCGTCCTTCTCTGCAATCACCTCCTCTTTGTAAGCGAGAGCACTCTCGGCACTCTTCAAAGCCTGAGCGTTAATCTTGCCAACAACCTTGTCAGCAAGCTCCTTCTTCAACTTCTCATTCTCACCAACATATTTCAGACCTAACTCGGCAAGATTCTTCTCACGAATCTTTGTAAGGCGAAGTTCCTCTGCAACGTCAGACAAAACAGCGTTCTTGTCATGGATGATGCTGTTCAACTTGGAAATCTCCTTGCCGAGACGCTTAATCTTGTCTGCCTGCTCAGTAATGGTTTGCTTGGAAGAACTGGCAATTTCCAATATGTCGAGCTTTTCATGCTCCAGCTTCTTGATCTTCTCAGCCTGTTCGTCAACCAAGGCTTTATCGAAGTATCTCGCAGGAATCTCACCTTTTTTCAAATCCTCATTTTCCTTCTCCAGAACTGATTTTTCATAATAGAGTCGGCTGATACTGTTCTCCTTCTTCTCTACAAGCGAAAGCAAACGAGTAATCTCGTGATTCTGCTCGTCAATCTTCTTCGCCTGCTCATCCAACAAGGCATCGTTGAACTGGGAGGCTGCTTCTTTAAGGGCAGGAGAACCAGGAATAGGCTCGCCGCATTTGATGTGATTTTTTCCATACTCATCCTTCAAGCGAGCCTCACGCTCATCCCATTCTGTAGGAGACAAGCCAACAGTCCATCTATTTGCATTGGCTACCTTTATGGCTTCGCAAACTTCTGGTTTCTCAAATTCTCTTATCGCACCATTCTGGTATATGACTTTCTTCGCCAAAACCAAGTGGAAACCTTCTTTCTCCAATATCTTCTTTGCTTCTTCTAATGTCATAATCTATCTTGTTTTAATGTTTAACTTAAAATAAAAACTCAAATAAGGCTATAATACCCAGAGCCAATAATATAGATATAATTGTAGCGTAACTATAAAATGCAAAAGGAAACTTAACATTTTCTTTAATTAAATATTCGAGTACTTTCTGATCGTACTGTCTATTTCGTCTATAAAAAATATTGGATTCCTCAAGAGACTTTTCTAGGGGTGGTTCATCACCTTTAAGCTCCTCAACTACTGAACGATGTTCTATTTCTACGGATAAAACTTCTTTTGGAGATAGAATTTCGACTCCAGTTTCTTTCGTAGGAATAACCTGATAGCAGGTATACCAGGAAACAGTACCTTCATATTTGTTACCATTCTCTTTAATGAAAGTAACTTTATCACCATCTACACCTTCGAATCGACGAGTATTCTTATTGAACAATTTGCCATCTTTTACAGACCATTTGCAAAATGTATTAAGCTCTAATGGAGCTTTGCCATTAATTAATATCTTCATAATCTTTATGTTTAATTTCATTAACACTTCCCGAAAATTCAGGGGTGGGGAAAATCGGAAAACCGAAATCCAGAAAAGGGGGTGGGGGGAGGCAGAATTTCTTTATTTGTATTATTCTACTATAATTTACAACGGTGGTCGAAGGGGGTGGGGGTCTTGGGGTCGCCTGTTGTGCCTCGTCCACCTTACCTGTCGCTCGTCCGCTCCACCTTCTAGCTGCTACCCAAGCCCCGACAAGCCGACTGCCTTCTTCAAGCGGTATTGGTTCTTCTCCTCGGGAGACATCATGCTCTCAGCCAAGTGGTCAGTAGCAGCAGAATGAGCGGTTCGGTCTTGTTGTGTTACAATTGTGTTATCAATTGGCTTTCCGTTTGAGCCTAAAGTGTTGGTTTTCACCGATTTAGCACCTTCGAGTTCTGACCCCAATTGGTTCACACCGAAATTGAACATCGCATTAGACGCATTTTGAGCCGCATCGCTAGTGGCTTGTGCCTTCTGCTGCTCGATTTGCTGACGTTCTCTAGACAACTGCTGAGTGTTTTGAAGGTGAGCATCCTCCACATGCTGCTTGCGTGCCGTGTCCTGTGCCGCTACGTTGGCTATCGTATCGCCCATAGCCTTGTTAGCTGCATCCTTCGCCATCGCTACACTTGCGGCAGTTCCACCGCCAACGGCAGCAGCACCATCAGCCTTGCGGACGTACTCGTCCTGTACTTCCTTCGCCCTTCTCATGAGGTTCTGCCCTGCTTTCGTGTCAAGGTAGTCCGTATTGTAGTTCTTGTCGTACCAAGCCTTCTCAGCGTTCGTTCTGTACGTGTTCTCCGCTTGCGCCCTTCTAGCTGCCTTCTTAGCCTTGTTAGCACCGAATAGAGAAGAGCCAACGCCAAGCGCCAAGGATGCAGCACCTAAGACCCATTCTTTCTTATCCCCGAGAACAGGGCAAGAGGTCAAATGCTTTGGGATTTTTGATAATATTTCCGTCATAATTGCAATTATTTGATGTTTCGAGGGCAAATATATAATATTTGAAGGTTCATTTTGCCGTGTTCCAACCTCGGTCGAAATCGCCCCAAATCCCACCAATTTCTTTCTCGGGGCGCAACTCACCCCTTTTCCTCCTCCTTCTTCGCCCTCTAGAAGCCCCATTTTGTAAACATACGTGATTATTGTAAAGAAAAGACAAGTGATTAATTATAAGCAAGTTAGTTTCAATCACTCCCAAGGGAGAACAAAAGCAAGATGTAAAGAAAGTTCTTATTTCATAAAAGAAGATTATTTGCAAACAAAAAAGGGGGGTTGCATTAATAGGTACGCACGCACGCAAGGAGTTCGTTAGCAAAGTTTAACTAGCCGTATTCAGCCTTCTTGAATGTTTTGCCCCCACAATCAACGCTAAACTCGCTCATTTCTGAAGATTTTTGCGATTTTCGGGCAGTTGGTCGGGATTTCTCCCAAATTCGCGAGTTTTGAGCCGTTTAAGAGCCATTTTTGGGCAGATTAGAGCCGATTTTGTGGGTTTTTCGTAGATTTCATGGTTTTGTGACGGATAATGCGCTCATCTAGAATTAAGGCTTTTTGAAGATGATTTAGGCGGTTTTGATTTTTCTAGTTGGAGAAATATTTTTTCCTAGTTAGGGAAATGGTTTTCTTTGGTTGTGTGGTTCCCTGTACTCTCTCTGTTCTCTCTCTGTTGGGTGTTCCTACCTTATGGGTGAGAGTGAAGAATCCTCGGGGGAGATAAGGGGGCAGCGCCCCCACGGGCGCAAGCGCCCTCCCCATGCCCTGTGGGGCTGACGCCCTCACCACAAGCCTTGCAGCCACTTGCCGAAGGTGTACACCGAATACAGGCAGCACACCACGATGAGCAGTTGCAAGAGCCACTCAGCATACTTCACGGATGGTTTCTTATGTTCCTCCACCTTCCCGAATACATAAAAGAGATAGGCTATACAAACGAGTGAGACTGCACCGAAGGTGAGCCACATGATAATTTGGACTATAATCATTTCGCTATAATCCTTAACTCATCAACTTGCTTGAAGAACTCATCGAGCGTGTCTGCCGTGTAGTGGATGCCCTTGTAGCGGATAAAGGATGCAAAGCCTTCTTTGCTATCCTCCTCGAAGAGTTCAGACACCTTGCAGCCGATTATCTCTGCCATTTGTTCAAGCCTATCAATACCAAACTTTTTGCGAGCCAACATTTGGCTAAGTGATATAGGCTCAATGCCCATACCTTTAGCCAAATCTTTTTGCTGCATACCATGTGCTTTTAAGCACTCTTTTATTCTCAATTGTACCATAATTCTATTTTTTTGTGGCAAAGATAATAAAAATATAGCATATAACAATAACTATTACTTATTTTAACGCACAAATATAGTATAAAAACCATTTTGAAGTGTAAAGTTATGTTTAAATGCTATACTTTTATGTAAAATATCGTTAATAAACATAACTAAATTTGGGGAATATAGCATAAATGCTTATCTTTGCACCCGAAATCAAGTTGGTTTGATTTCTCAAGCGTAGCAATGGCACATTTAGAGATTTTGGCTAGTAACGAACGCTATACAAATAGGTTAAGTAGGCAAAACACTGAGGATGATACAGGCAAAACACCGAGGACATCGTACACCGAGTTAGTTGCAACTCTCAAAGCAACAAGACAAAGAAGTCTCAAACACTCATCACGCAAGATGTAAAAACGCTAGTCGTGTTAGACTAGAGAAACATCGAAACACGTCAACCCACGGACGTTAAACGAAGGGAGTTAGGCTGCATAAAACTTGCAGACGTTGGGCGCAAACGTACACCTGCACTTTGTATGTATAACATTTTAACAACAACGACAATGGAAACAACAAAGATGTGTTTATTAGAATTGACTAAGGCTGATGCTATTGTATTAGCCAACATAATTAGAAGAACTGCAAACGAGAATCCATTTCATTGGAAGGAAAGCAGCGTTGAGAAGACAAGAGACCTGTACGATAACGTACTCACTCAGTTGTACGACTATAAATATTAAAGACTATGGCAAAGTTAGCAGATTATTACATTTGTGACCTTCGATATACTGAAGAAGGTTACGTAATTTTAGACGAAGACGAGGTTCACCCTAACACATATGAAGACAATGATGAGTACATCAAAGAGTTTTGGGGAGAATATCCGTTTATCGGGAAGTTCCCTGTAATGTACAGAGGTAAACTTGTTGATGTGCTTGTGTTCAAAGATTTCGAACAATACTTTGGAGTGTTCAAAGATGAAGGCAAGTGCATGAAGGACTACATAGTAGTGAAAGACTACATTTGCGAACCCGACAGGAAACCCGAAGTTGTCGCACAATTCGACACAAGAGAAAAGGCAGAAGAGTACTCCTTAGAGCATGAAGGTTTATATTGGGTGTATGAAATGAGTAATGAATGGTAAGTAACAATGTGGGGAGATAAGGGGGCAGCGCCCCCACGGGGCGTACGCCCCTCCCCACGCCTAAAATAAATGAGACAATATGGAAGTATATCTTTTTTATCGAACAGACGTTTGGAACTCTATTGAGAGCATGGAATTGATTTACATCGGGACTAGCAAGGAAACAAGTATCAAGAAGTTGATGAAGTTGGACTGCGAACCCATTACGGAGGAGCAAGCCGAGGACATCAGACGGATGAACCAAAGCCAGTGCAACAATGTAGGGTATGAGTGGGTTGTGGAGGTTTGGACTCTGAACCATTTGAATAGATAACTTTTAAAAACATATAGACTATGGCTAAAGAAGTTCATGTTATATTGAATGGCGATTGCTATTCTATGAACACATATTGCAGCACCCTCAAAGAGTTTTTGGAAATGAGACACCTCAAGAGAAGTGACGTTTCCGATTGGTGGAAAGAGTAATAAACCATTAAACAATTAAGGCAATGGACAAGACAATAACACTTACGAGCGATGAGATTTCAAGCATCACTCTCGCGATATACGACAAGGTAATGAACCTTTCGCAAGCAGTTCTTATTTGTGGTGCGGAACTCACACCGAATGCACAACAGAGAATTGAGAACTTAAAGGCAATCGCCCTTAAATTAAATGGTATAGAATCTTAAAGATAGGAGATAAGAATATGAGAAAGAACAAAACTTACGAGCAGCAGAAGAAGTTCTATGACAAGAACAACGACTATGAGAGTTTAGGGGCATTATTCTTCGAATGGCTTACTTGCGGTTATATGACCGCAAAGCAGATGCAAGATGTGTACAGAGAAGGAACAAAGGAATGCAAGGAGTACATCTTTGAAGACTTGTTTCACCTTGTAGGACACAAAACCTTCTATCAGTTCGTTAGAATCTTCAACTTTGGCAAGAAGTAACATGGAGCGGTCAGCGAATAGAGGAGCACATCACGTTCAAGCCGTGAGACCGCACAAGTATAACAATTAAAAGAAAGGATTAAGTTATGGACATCACAATTTATGTATTAATCTTCTTAGTTGGCAGTCTTACAGGCTACAGACTGAGAGCAGCAAAAGACATGGAGGACGAGTAACATGAACATTATTAGAGTAACAAAGACATCACGCAACAGGGTTGACGTAGTCTTTACAGGCGACAAGTATCTGTTCTTCAATCCCGATAACGGACTGATAGCTTTGGCACAGAGACACGAATTTGATTCGGGGTTGTTTCATGTATTGCTTACGGAGCAGATAAGCAAGAAGATGATAGAAGAGACCATAAAGAACAATGAGCCATCAAGCATTATTGCTTTAGGTTTTGAATATCACAACGAGGGCGATAAACCTCAGCATACTTTACCATTTATCGTGAAAGTTGAACTCGAATCAAGATAAGACAATGAAGAAGAATAAGTTAGAACTTCCAGACAATGAGTATGACGCAATTAGGGCGTTACTCTATCAAACAACAACATCAGCCTACGCAAAGGCAGTTGGTTGCGCAGTCTTCATGGCAGCACATTTGGAGTTGTTTCCGGAGACATACAATACATTGAAAGAGATAAACAAGAAATTAAATCAATAAAGATATGAAAAAGAGAATTAAGATAGTTTTGGTAGTGGCAACGATAGTTGCCCTACCTCTTATGGGAGCCGGAATGCAGCAGAGCAAGAGCGAGGAGAAATCTTTGCTTGTAGACTTCATCGAGTATTGCAAGACATGTGAGAACCTTAGGCAAGTTGATCCTAACAAGGACTACACCCAAGCAACTCTCCATGAGCTGAAGAATGCAGCACGTTTCTATGAGGGACAGGAGAACTTTGCCGACTGCACAGATTATCAGCAGCAAGCAAAGATAGACGAGATTATCGGCAGAACTTATGATGCAAGAATGATTAACAATAACAAGTAACAAATTTAAATTATAGGAGATAAAATTATGAAGACAACTAAGGCAGTTAGATTGAGTGACAATTTTGTAGGAGTTGAGATTAACACCATACAAGAAGTAGTAAAGGCGCAGGCAGCCGGACTCAAACTTGTAGACAAGGAAGGTTGGGAATATAGTATTTACACCATCGATGATGAAGAGACCGGAGAAGAGCGAGAGCCAACAGAACAGGAAATCTTCGAGCACATCACCGAAGACCTCTCAAAAGGCAAGGAAGTGTACGCATGTATGGAATTATCGTCTGATTGGGAAGTACAGGAACGAGCAAAGACAAATCTTAAAACCAACTTCTATGTTGGCCAACAGGTTTTCCTATTGCGTGATAACAAGATAGCTGAGAAGACGATTTCTCGCATCGTTCTTGAGAAGAGAGAAGACAAAGACAAGGAGTGTTGCAAACTTTTATTAAAACATGATTATGCATACACCTATGGTACAGACGTCTTCTCCACAAAGGAAGAACTTGTAGAAAGTCTGTTGAAGGAGTAAGTTTAACCCCGAGGGAGAGAAATCTCCCTCACAAACTATTTCGAGTATGACTAATTCAGTTGTTAAAAATCTGTTGGATAAAAAGGATTGGAGCAGAATCATTTTCCGCTTTCCTACATCAAGCTATACTCTGTTCAATAGCGACAGATACGAGATAGATAGTTTCTGTATATATATCCATGACGATACGTCCAGAGAGTACGAGGAAACGAAAGTCTTAGACATAGCAAGTCTGATTTCTATGGAGATTAAGAAGAAGAGTTTTGAAGATATTGTTGATGAGATGTAAGCGTGGACAAGAGCACTTGTCTTGAGAAGATAAAATAGAAGTTGTTGTTGTTTTATATATAGGGCGAATGCGGTATTCAAGCCGCTACAGATGGTTGCAACGTACCATCCGCCCACCAAGTATTAATTTTAAAAGAAAGGATTTGATTATGAAAAGGTATGTAGTAGAAATCGTGGAGAGAATCACCTACAAGGTAACGCTAGACGCTGCATCATCCGAAGACGCAGAGAATACCGCAAGACGTTTGTACGATTTGGGTTGTTTGGAGAATGGCGAGTTGGAAAGTGTTATATTTGATGTAGAAGAGAAGGAGGGCGAGTAAGATGAAGAAACAGAAAGTATTTGTATTGATTAAGCACGGAGCAGACAATCAAGATTATTCGGGCGTTAATGTTATCGGAGTTTACTCTACCAAGACCGCAGCCAAGGAGCGGATGGAAGAAGAGGAGGATAATATCCTAGGTTTTTATAAGGAGGAATATCCCGATAACTATGAAGTGTCTGAAGATAAGGACGAATCATCATGGAGCTGCTCATGCAAGGATAGTATTATGTTTGATGAGTTGTTAATAACAGAAAGTGAAATGGAATCATGATAAAGAAATTTCTATTCAACGAGTTCGGTGTATGCACGAATCCTGACAAGACTGAAATCGGCAGCGGAATCCCCCATATCGAAATATCCACAGCTTATGTTAGAGGAAAGTGGACGTATGGTGTGATGTACATGCTAGCAGATAGAGGAGGGGCGTTTGGAACTAACCTCAGCAACACGAATTGGTTCAAGACACAGGAAGATGCCATAGAGCATGCTTTGAATTGGGCAAAGCATTGGCTTAACGTACAGATAGAGCAAGAGCGCAACCGGAATAGTTCTGTTTGTAAGAGCGCAGCTAAGATACTGAAGGAGATAGAAAAGTTACTCCCGAAGAAGAGATATGTCCAACTAGAATTATTTGAGTTTTAAGAATATGAATAAGCAAGAATTTATCTTCGTCTTCCCTCAGTCGGGGGAGACCATAACAAAGAAAATGAATCCTTTGGCGGTGAAGGATGCAGCCGTGAAGTATCTGAAAATGCAGAACGAGGTAAGAGGAGACATCTGCATCATCAAGAACGCCCATGAAGATGTTGTGGCCATGGCCTACGTGAGCGAAATGATGAAGGTTTCCTTCTTCACCGAGGATGAAAGTGTGAACGACATCAAACCGATAGGAGTAATCGAGGAAGGAGGTAAGCAATGAAAGCAAGACTAGCAAAGAAGATACTTCTCGGTTCAGAAAAGAAGAAACGATATTGGACGAAACGAGTGATTAAAGCTTCTTTTGGTTGGAAAGAAGACCACAGAGTTGTGAAAGCACTTCAAATTTATCATCGCAAGAGAAGAAGAAAGGAGGTTAAGCTATGAGCAAACAGGAATGGTTCGTGCTCTTTATCTTCTTATTCACGATACTGATGGCAATATTAGGTTGAGAATATGGAAAAGGCAAGAATCATAATCTACGATGATTGGGCGATACTCGATGAGACAGAAACCTTCTTCAAGGATAAATCCTATCTTATCGGCATCGCCAAATCTACCCTTCAGCAGACGCCCGATGCGGTAATTGCTGAAGTTTGGGTAAATGACCGGCTGAAAATGAAGTTCCGCATCAATAGCAAGGGCAAGGTTCAGCAATGCAAGGTCAGTCAGCATCCAGGGTGGGGTGGCCGCAGAGAACGAGCCGGAGCACCGAGCAAGGGCGCAGCTGCCCTCATCTACAGGGTTGTGACGCATGTAAACGAAGAAACGTTTGAGTTTTGCGAATCGCTAGGACGCAACAAAGGCGCGTGGATCAGACAGGCGATAGCCGAGAAACGAGAACGTGAAGACAAGGAAAAAGCAGAGCACTAGGCTCTGCTTTTTCTGTATTGCTAATACTAGTCATACACTACTCCTTTCTGTTCTTCAAAATAGAATACGATAGGCTTATCGAAAGAAGGGGTAAGTAGACCATAAGCGATACTCATACTTACTTGGAACTTTGCAGCACCTCTAAGCAAACCTTCAGCCTGTTCTCTTATAGATTCACGGAATTGTTCGATATTCATATCCCGCTTTCTAAAGTTACAGGCTCGGCAAGAAGGCATGTAATTCTCCATACTATCCTCACCATGAGAAACGACATACTTACCTTCCTTATCACTCCAACGAGGGTAACCGCCGCGATTCTTTGGAACGAAATGGTCTACTTGCATATCTTCGAACTTTATTTCTTTTCCGCAGTATGCGCAATGATGGCCGTACTTCTCCCAAACCTTGATTCTATCTTCCTTTTTCATAACTATTGTTCTATTACTTTCAAATACTTCAACTTTGCGAATCGGTATGAGTTATATGTTTTACCAAGCGTTTTATACACCTTAGATGTGAAGTACAGAATGCAGCCTGTATAATCATCAAAACCTAAGATGATATACTTTTCTTCTACATACCCTGCCACGTATGCCCCAATATCCTTACATTTATAAAGAACTCGCTCACCTATATGAGCCTTACAAAATTCCTCGTTTGTCATATGCTACTTAAACTTAATTATAAAAAACTCAGTATCAAGCCACTTGTCGGGGCATAAGCCTTTCTTAGGTTTGCCGATGGTGATACTCTCAATCTCCTTTTCGATACGTGGACTATCCTTGCGGTAGCCGTTGATGAAGAGAACGTGGGTGAATGGTGCAACCTTGTAGTATGGACTACCAAAGCAATACTTTGCCATTTCGGGACTAATACTATCCCAATTTTTAGCACAATCTTTACTCATCTTCTTAAACGGCTCTTCTAATTCTGAGCGAAGTAAAAGAAGTCGTTTGGCCCAATAACCTTTAATAATACGATACTCTTCCTTCTTTTCGCCCGATACTACCATTTCGAACCATTGCTTGTCGATGGTGAGTGTCAATACTTTCTTTTTCATACGCTATAGCTTTTACCAACCTAACCTTCTACCTTTCATAATTACCAATCTTTTATGGCGTTCAGCTGCATCTTGCAACTTTCGGAGAAGTTCTTCCTGTGCCCAACGCAGTTTGGCATCAGTCAAATACTTATCCATTACCTTTGTCAACCTTTCCATTCTTCTCTTTCATTTTAGCCATGCGTACATTGTAAGAATCATAGTCCTGTTTACTAATTTCAATAACGCTCTGGACGATTACTGTACCACTAACCATATCATTCTTGAATTTCTCTTCCGTACTAGTGATGATGTTCATGAGAGGATAGAACTTAATATCCTTTTCTTCCCCTTTAACGCTACACGTAACCGAACTAACGCTAATCTTGTCATCCTTGCGCATGAAGGATGCTACTGCATAATAATATCTTTCAACTTCCATAAGCTATAAATTTTTTATGAAACAACGGATTAACTCTTTTTCTGAACTCAACAAGCATACATGGATATTTCGCTTTTGTCTTGTGATAATGCCTGTATCGGTGTATCTTCCAAAAAGAATTTACGAAGTCCTTACATTTCTTGAAGGTGCAAACACAAGTGCAATCCTTACATCTGCCTGTCGAATTCGTCCAGCAGTATGCATAAATAAGACGTTCTTTTATAAAACTTCCCATAAGCCTACAACTTTTCTAATTCTTCCTGTAAGTCATTAATTCCCTTCTCGATGTTGGCGATAACCATTGCTCTCAGTCCTTTGATAACATCCCTATCGAGAAGGTAATCTACATTGCGAATCTGGTTGTTGCATCTTTCTTCAAGATTAACTCTTAAATCCATATAATGGCTATTTGCAATCTGCAAAAGTATTCTTTTATCATCAAGGGTTTTCTTCAGCCCAATAGCTTTCTTTAAATCTTCTTCTTTCATACGCTATAATTAAAAAGCCCCCTCCGAAGAGAGGGCAATTAGTTTATTTAACCATCATCATTTGTGGAACATTACCATATACAGGCAACTTGCCATCCCACTTCTCAATCCACATCTTCTGCAAGATAGCCGGAGTAAGCGATGCAGTCTTCAACTCATTCGCCTCTCGCTCAGCCTTTGCTTGCACAAGCATCTTCTCAGCCTCAGCCTTCTTTACTGCCACCTCATTGAGTGCACGCTGAGCCTCCTGAATAGCCTTGTTTTTCTGATTGACCGCCTCAACTATCGAACTTGGATATTTCAAGCCAGAAGTAAGCTGTTCCAAATGGAAATGCTCATTGGCGAGAGCCTTGCTGAGTTGAGCCTCAATTGCTTTCTCCACCAAATCACGATTGCTGACGATTTGGTCGGTTGTGTATTTGTTCAGCTGAATGCGGAAGGCATCTTTCACGTAGTTGAACAAAGTACCATTCACGATGTCCTTCAACTCCTTTCGGTACTTCTTGAATACCTTTGGCGCATTACCATCCACCATTTTGAGGGAGACCGTAGGATCAACGGTGAATTCTGAGCCATCCTTGGCATTGATGGTGAATGCCGGATAGTCAATAGTCTGCACATAGGTAGGGTACTCGTACACCTCCTCGGTGAAAGGATTGTACCACACACGACCGGTAACAAGACTTACATCATCTACGCCTTTGTCGGAACCATAGAGGTTTACCAAGATTCCCTCAGAGCCAGCATCCACACGCTCGCTACAGGAAGTAGTTGAAAACAACGCTGCACAAAGCAGCATAAACAAACACAATTGATTAATCTTTCTTTTCATTGTCTTTTTTATTTTTGAACGTTAAACAATTTGTCGCGATTGAGAACAATATCCATAGGACAAAGCCTAGCACTCCTACAAGGTTCAAGATGGTGTCTGCCTTGCTAACTGCCCTAAGAATGAGGCTGAGAATCATAAGCGTTGAGAGCAGCCAAGCTACAAACAACATCACTTTCCATTTAATCTTCTTCATAATCTATAATTTTTAGTTCGACTTTCATTTAAGGGTACACCCCAACCTTTTCCGCACACCACTAGGGAGCGAGGATTGACCGACTTGAAATTTGGTTTTATATAATTATATATTTACCTACTCAAAGAGTACCAAATATCAAAAGTCTTACCTAGGTATAGAAAAGCCATTCCGCAAGCCTTCTTCGTCCCAGTGGATTACCTTTCGGTCGTGCGTTGCCTGTTGAGGTTGGTTGCTCAGAGCAGGACTGAAGGGATATATCTATCTAAGTTAGGGTCGTTTTATATATCGGCAGGTAAACCGAAGAGGACGATACTGATGAAACCTCGTATGTCTAGCCAAAAACTCGGGGAAAATAAAAATCCCCAAGTCGTGTGACGCCGACCTAGGGATTTCGTGATTTATATTGAACCTATTGACTACAGGTTGAATATCGAAGTCTTATATCAATCGTCACATTGACGAGTGCAAAAGTAAGAAAAGTATTTGAAACCGCCAAATTTCAACTTTTGCAAAATATAGTTAAAAAGTAATTAAAAATTTGTGTTATAAAAATGTTATCACTATCTTTGCACCCGAAAGATAAGTGGCTGATATAGACAGATTTGTGAGAAATTGGTTGTAACCCCAACGGAATCACTATAATAAGCAAAATGAAACTTATTTGTACAAAATAGCGTGAGAGAACAATAGTAGTAAGTTGCTTATTCATAGGTACTTATCTCTGTTGTTCTTTTTGTTTTTAAATATATTTTATCACTTATTCCTCTTTTATGTACTCTTTTTGTAAATAGCTGTTAATCAATATGTTATGAATTTGACGTATTGAGAAATCATCCATGTGTATTACAAATGTGTTATCAAAAAGCGCTAATGTGTTATCAGAATAGAGAAGTTAAAATCCTTAATGACCTTAATGACCGTGACCTTAATGACCGGAAAACGCCCTAAACATTTATTTGTTTTTCTGATGAAACTCTTTTCTTGTCTTAGCTGACAGTATCGGCGAATCGGTACCACTATAGCGCATGAATCGGTACCATCATAGCACTGCATTCGGTACCATCGTATCACTTGAATCGGTACCATCATAGCGCCCCAATCGGTACCA